TCAGAAGAATTCATTGATACAGATATTTCTGGACGAAGTGAACGAGATAAGGCATTCAAATGTTCGGATAAAAATAAATTCAAAGTGGTTGTAGCGTCTGTATGTCGACTTGCAGATGTTCCTTTGGAGATGCTTAAGCTGAAGGAAAACAAGAAAGGTGATGATAGGTTCATATCTGTAGAATTTGGAGAACTAAGTAATATTGACAAGTACCATAATGCTAAGGCTCATGTAGATTTTATGATGACAAACATAATTGGTCTGCGTGAGAAATACCTTAGCGATTGTAATAAATTTGTAAAGTAATAAACACAAAGCTACATATCCAAGAAACGTAATGTCTCAAGGAATGTGGCTTTAAAACGTTTTAAATTATGATTGACATAGAAAGTTACCCACTAAATCACAATTCGTCTAATTGCTATTTATTTCTAAGGAAACTCTATACGTTCTGCTGAAAGTTTAAATACTCCGTAGTCATACCAACCATCTGAATGCTTCTCCTTAATCTCTTGGCACTTTACAACAGCATCTTCTTTAGAAAAGTAGCTCAACATCTCAATGCCTTCGTGATCATAGCAAAAGAAATGACACGGCTTCACTCCCATTACAAAGTATTTGTCATTTGTCGATGTAACAAACTTCTTGACGTTTCTTGGTAAAGCGTCTAGTTGTGCTATTACTTTCAATTGTTCTTCAAAGTTCATTCCTTCATCTCCAATATCAAACCAGCAACAGCATAAGCTGTCCAACGAGGGTTATTGTCCACAAAATAATTCATACTTGTGTAGCTGTCATTCCAATTGTCTACACTTACTCCTGCCTTCTTCAAATATTTACGAATTACTTTCACACTAGCCTTCTCGTTCATGTGTGGCATACGAATTTTATATTTGCTAGCGAGCGTAGCCCAATTATTGCTGTCAAGATATTCTGTTTTCAAGAGATGAGCATTAGCATCACGTTCAGCAGCTTTAGACAATCGTGCAGCTTTAGCCATTTCAAGAAGATGCTTCTTCTGTTCTGGTGTGAGGCTATCTCGATAGGCTTTTAATTTGTCAGTCATTTGTTCTCCCCATTCACAACTCGTTGGCAATACCAATCATTCATGCAAGCCTCCACAACCTTATCCTTGTCCTTCAATTCATGCTCATCCCAGAATTGAAAATAAGTTCTAGAAATACACATCATAGCATCCTTCTCCCACAAGTCTACGTCTTGAATTTCTATAAGGTTTAGAAGGTATTCATATTTCTGCTTGTATGATAGGCCGTCCATTAAGCAGCATCCTCAGTGTCTACAGCTTCGCACAAACCTTCCAGAGTAAGGAAGAAGTAAGATTTGCTCTTCAAAAAATAAGGATTCATTTTACCAGTATCTACACGAACAATAATGCCCTCACTTGGATGGCTTCCATCAATTACGTCGTCACACATAGATTCTGCACGCTCAGTCAGCCGCTCAACTTTAGCAAGAAGTTTCTCCAAGTCACCCTCATATATTTCTTGAGGAGCTACTTCTATAGGCCCAAGAATGCCACGATCTGCACACCACTGGTCAAGTTGTTTCTGAGAGAAGTCTACATTCACACCATCTTGAGTAAGTTGAGTGATACGATAGACATGAAAACGGTATTCGTGTTCTGCGCAACCATACTTGTAAATGACATTCTCACCATACTTTTTCAAGAAAGCTTTGTCCTTAGCTGCTTTACCAGAATGCACTGACATAATCGGCTTACCATTAGCATATCCTGCAATCTCACCGTAGATAGTCATACCTTTTGGCATGTAAGCTTTCAAGCTCTCCATAACATCAAAACGGAATTGTTCTGAGCCATGAAATCCTTCTGCTTTCTCTGTAAGGATAACATTTCGAGTACCTACAACGTGTTTCCATTCTTCAGTTGCAAAGATAGGAGCAACCTTGTTCACAAGCTGTTTCCATTTAGGAAGATCATTAATAACTTTGGTGTAGCTGTTGCGATGACTTGTACCATGCACCTTGGCGTGGAAGCTCAACAAACTACCTACTGGAATCATTGCAGCACTATGCTTGAACTGTGCAGAATCCACATGCTTCTCAAAGTATGGCATCACAGAGGCCTTAGCCATTTTGGGACGATTCTGTTTTGAAATACTGTCACGAGTAGCTTGTGAGATGTATTTGTTACAGACAGGAACACCTTCAATATTGTCAAAAGTAGTTCCTAGAGCAACATATTTGGCACGAGACACTTCGTCTACAGTGTGACCAATGTAAGATAAGCTGTCCAAACTAGCAAAATAAGCTGTGGATTTTACCTTCAAGAATGGTTGTACTCGTACTCGACGATTAGCATCAAAGAATCCAGTTTTATTTGAGTCAATATTGTCTGCACAGCAACGATTCAAGTTGTTGTGCTTGCAATAGTCTTCAGATAATTGTGTGTCTGCTGGGAACAATAGTCCAATATAACCTACACCGACATCTTTGCTGACAATACAATTTTCTCCGAGCACAACAGCTACATGAATTTTGTCAGCACCGGGAATAACCATAGTGCTTGTCACTTTTGCTACAATAGCCTTCGACATTATTTCTCTCCCTTCAATACAGCAATAAATTCTTCCAGTTGTTCCACACTAATATAGCTAGGACATGTACAAAAACTTGTCATGTGCCTAATCTGGCGTATTAGCTCATCCTTCTGTAGTTGTGTGCTGTCTTTGGTTTCCATCTATTCTCTCCATTAATAAAGCCCTACTCAGCACAATGCCAAGCAGGTCTTATTGTCTTACATTACTCAGGTTCTGTCAAGGACTCTTTCTTGACACGTTTAGGACGAGAGGGTTTATTGGCCTTTTCATATTCTGCCATGTAGTAAGCATTACGCTTGTTATGACGCTCTACGAATTCCTCACTGTCCATCCAGAAGTCAATACCACGCAGAAGGTCGTTAATTTCAGACTCATCAAAAAACCCTTCGTAGCTTGTACGCATAACTTTTTCAAAATATTTCTTTGTGTACTCAGTTTGAGATACGAAGTCAGAGAATTTTCCACCAACAATTGTCCCGCCATTATGGAAAAGAAAACTAGCATTCTCTGACAATTGGAACTCATCAGCAGCAAGAGCAATGAGAGTCCCAGCAGAGCAGCACGATCCTGATACTTTAGCCACCACATGTGCCTCTGTTTCTCGTATGCTTTGGATAAATGTATCTGTTGCATCAAGTGAGCCACCATCTGTACTCAAATGAATAACAACTACATCGTCTGGACCAGCAGCAGCTAATACCTCTACGGCTCCAACGAACTGCTGCGCGGATTCTATATTACCGAACAGATAGATATTGTACACACCAGATTTGTGAGCATGGTACGTAATTGCAAATTCTTCTTGCTCAGAATTACTGTGGTTTGCTTTTTTGTTCATATTACTTCCTTATAGTCCATGTTTGTCAGAATATCCAGCGCCTTTAGAATTCAAATCTGCAATAGCATCATCGCGGCATTTATAAGCCATATTTCGTGCATTATCATAGCCCCACTTCATTGCTGAAAATTCCTTGGAATGCTTCTTACCATCCAAGTCTCTCCATTGAGCCACAAAAGACGTTCTTCCATCTCTTACACGGATAGATACGCCATTCTTCCCAGATGTGTTATTGCGAAGCATTGTGTGATTTCTTGCTTGCTGTGAATCTACTTCCCATCTGCAATTCTCTTTACAATAACCAACTGAATTATCAAACCTTCCTATGCTCCACCTTTGTTCATCTTTTGGGGAATGGCCCATGTCCGCTAAGAAGTTCTCAAAAGAGAGTAGCCAATCGTCAGATACTGTTATTCCTGCTTCTCCGTAATCCTTATAATCTTGAGAGTTTTTGTTATAACAACGTGATTTAATACTCATCCAAGTATTGTGTTCTTTTGTTCTTGACATACCGTGCGATAGGTTTCTCTCAGTTATTTTTGCCCTCCCTACACAACCACATGAGTTTGATTCCCTATTGTATAAATGGCTCTTTATAACAAGTTTTTCAGTACCACATTGACATCTACACATCCATTTCTCTACTGTAAAACCCGATACAGGATATAATGTAGTCCAAAGACCGTAGGATTCCCCTTCACTTATTGTATGAATAGTTTTTGCCATTAGAACCCCGCTTTATCATAAGCAATAATAAAATCCTTGCACAACTTACTACGTACAATGTGGTCGTAATGGTCAAAGTCAATAAGTGCAGCACTCTCCTGCAATCGAGTTGATCCTTTTACAATCTCAGTAAGAGCTTTCAGACCACTATTACCTTTAAGGCAACTCTGGGATACATCGCCGCAGAGAGTCATCTTGCACCCGCCGTGCCGGGTTACAATAGACTTGATTTCATCAACTGTGCAATCTTCACACTCATCACAGATAACCCAAGTTTTCTTACCAAAACTCATACCTTTGATAGACTCCAGTGGTTGCAGACAGATATTTCCTTCAAGTAGAGCCAAATCTACGACAGCTTTACCAAGACGAGTATTCAACACCGAAATCATAGGCAACACCCATTGCATCATTTTCTCGTTTTGGTCGCCTTTAGCGAAGCCTAAAGACTTAGACGAACTCTCAGCAGGACGGGCCAGAACAATCTTGTTAATTTCTCCCGCCTTGTACGCATCAGCAGCAAAGCAACATGCTGCAAACGTTTTGCTACTCCCGGCAAAGCCAGTGGCGACAACCAAATCTTTAGTCTGGAGTGCTTCAAAATATTCTTCTTGTCGCTTATTGAGAGGTGTGATTGCTTTCAATTTCACTTCTTCTCGTGCCACTGCAAGGAACTTCGCTTTTACCACTCGATCAGTATCCGAACCAGTGGACTGTTTTTTGCTAAAACGGCTTGCACTTTTTGACATAGCTATTCCTTTGTGTTGTTACTATTTAAAATTTAATTCTTAGGCTTAGGGCCACGTTTAGCTGGTTCTTGCTTCTCAGCAATTTTACTAAAATCAATTACAGCACTGTCCTCACCAAACACTTCTTTTACAGCTTCTCGATGTTCGTCACGTACTAGATGTACTTCAAAATACTGCATAGGATAGTGTGCAGGAAGATTGTTCTCATTAATTACCCACCCATCCAAAATATATTTCTGTAGTTCCAGCATCAAAATTGGATAGCTAATATTGATTAGTGTTTCATATTGCATAGGTTTCTCCTTCTGGTTGATAATACGATGGGATGTAATAAATACTGTAGTGCATGTCCTTGTCGTCCTCCATGCGGGTGTATTCGTCTACAAATTGTTCAATAATGGTCATGCTGCTTTACTTCCTTTAATTAGTGCAAGAATAGGTTTCTTAAATTCTTCAAGTGTTTCTGTAAGATGCTGTTCAACTTCCTTGATAGCATCCTCATAGGAGTCTACTTCAGCTTGTAAGCAATGTATAGCATTCTTTACGTCACGGTAGTAGATGTCGTACAAATTCTTACTCCTATAAAATATTGCCATCAACGAATCTTTCTTACAAAGTTGCCAGATACTGCATAAGTGCTTCCGAAGAAATCCACTACAGTTTTGTTACAGAGTGTGCTGTACAGAATGATAGCAGACCACTTAATTTTGTCAAACATGTTCCTCTCCTTGTTGTCTACAGCAATTTGTGTAGATGATTTATGATAACAGATTTTTGCGTGTTGTCAAGAGTTGTTATAGTTGTCAGAATAGCAAAAGCTTGACAAAATGGCTCTTAGGTGATACAATACACGAAATTAAAGAATAACACAAGGAGAATTTATGGCTACAAAGCCAAAGGCCCACGAATTAGAGAAGACTATTAGGCAGCTTACAGCAAAATCTACAAAGGCTGTCAATAAACTTGCACAGTTGTGTGACAGCAGCGATGAAAAGATTGCACTGGATGCCTCTACGAGGCTTCTGACAGCACTGAAGGATATGTCTGCTAGTGCTCGTAAGGATGAGTTGCAGCAAATCTTGTTAGATCATAAGATTAAGAGCATGAGTGCTCCGCAGCTACAAGAAGACAATAGGCCAATTATTGATTTTAACACAATCTCTGAATAGCCTCTTGACAATTGGCAGAATTGTTGTATAATAGCTGTTACTGAGTCTGTGGCGTAATTAGTGGCCGCGCTATAAACTAACTTAAGGAAACAACATGAGTCAAGAAATTATTCTCAATAAAAGTGATACGTGGACTATGGACAAAAAGCCCGGACTGTAAAGAATCTGAAGGCGCTACCTTCCCTCCTTGGTGAAATCGCTAAACACACAAAGTTTAAGCCTTTGCGACGAGAGTCTTACAGGTTGGAGTCCTGTAGGAGGGACCAGAAATTTAGATGAGTCGCTACCTTGAGTGCGAACTTGAAAAGAATAAGGTGTTACTCAAGTAATGATTGAGTGCATATCGGAGTGCGGTAGGCGTGAGGGGGTATTCGAGAGGAATCAAAAACATGCCTGCTAAGTTAGAGTTTCATTACTAACCACCTTTAGTTTTAAAAGAATCTGAGTTGCTACCTTAGATGACTAGGCACCACATGACCCTGATGTGGGAAATTTATGCTGCGGAGAGCCGCAAGGGAAGAATTCTAAATTACCTATAAAGGAAACCAATGTTAGTTGACCGTCTCAAAACACTTTTAGCTACAAGCTATTTATTCTCTGTCAAGACAGCCAACTATCATTGGAATATTGAAGGTGGAGACTTCCCACAATATCATGAGTTACTTGGCGATATATATGCTGACATTTATGACCAAGTGGATAAGATTGCTGAGTACATTCGCACGCTAGATAGCTACACTCCTGCGAGTTTGTCAGAATTCACTAGCTTGTCTGCTGTGAGTGATGCTACGATTCCTGTGGCAGACCCTTTGCAGATTTTCACGGATTTACAGAAGGATAATAATACGTTCATTTCTTTGCTTAATGAGGCATTTGATGATAGTCAGAAAGAACGTCAGCAAGGAATTGCTAATTTTATTGCAGAACGTCTTGACGCTCATCAGAAGCTTGCTTGGAAAGTGCGGAGTATTCTGAAGGGTGTGCAGGATTAAATAATTACGGCGGGTTAGTTAAGTCAGCATAACGTGAGCTTTGTAACCTCTTATCTCCAGTGCAATTCTGGAACTCGCCTCCAAACAGAATGGCCTGATCAGCCTAAAGCCTTCGGAGTGCAAACCTCTGGCGTGAGCCTTAAACGGACACAATTTCAAGTTTGACACGGAGCAATAATTAAGAGTGTGAGTGAGTCTCCCCGCTCTATAAATCCAGATGAGACCCGCGTATGCACCCGTCATGGTCAGCTTGTAAAGAGCAGATAGTGGCAGATTAGGCAGCGGCTAATCACTAAGCATCCTTAGCTCAATGGTGGAGCGAGTGCCTTCCAAGCACAAGGACGAGAGATCGGTACTCTCAGGATGCTCCAGAGTTTTTATAGCTTCGCTCCTTAATGTGAGTCCTACTCTCCGGGCATTTGAGTTGAGCGAAGCTATAAGAGCTTTGTAAGGTTGTTTTAACTAAGGAGAGAAGTATGAATGCAGATAATACCAAAATTACTGTGTCTAGTAATGTAGCTGAGTTTAAAGCTCTAGTAGATGAGCTAGTTGAGGCTGCTACGAAAGTTGATGAGTTGCTGACAAAGATTAACAGCACTCCTTTGGAATTGAAGGTGGCATGATGGAAGGTTTAGGTGGTGCGTAAGAATTTGTTTGTGTGAATAACGTGAACAGGTAGTGGTGAGGGGATGGGGTAAGCCGTCTCGCGTGTGCAATACAAGGTCGCGTGGTATGTACACAATCAGTGGAAAATTGGCTGAGTGGTTTAAGGCTACAGTCTTGAAAACTGTCGAAGGTTTATAGCCTTCCATCCGTTCGAATCGGATATTTTCCTAGTCTTCTTATATTAGCAGCCTTGGCGTCTGCCATCCTCCGCTTGTTGAGGCTGTTATTCTAAGAAGATTTATAACAACCATGAGGATGGTTACAATGCAAGAAGAAGTTTGGAAAGACGTTGTAGGTTTTGAACAGTATTTTATGGTATCTAACTTAGGACGTATTTACACAAAAAGAAGTTCAAAAATTTTAAAAACTCGTAAAAACAAGACAGGATACTGGATATTCACAACAAGGCTTAGTGGAAGAAAATCTAAAGCAAATACATTCCGAGTACACCGGCTAGTTGCTGAAGCGTTTTTGGAGCCTCCTTCTGAAGATTTAATTCAAGAATGTTCTAAGACAGTGTATGGTGTAGTTATTGTTCGTCACATTGACAATAACAAAGATAATAATTGTGCAAATAACCTTTTGTGGGGAACTTATAAAGATAATTCACAAGATATGTTAAATTCTGGATACTATATACCGGGTAAAGGGACAAGGGGCTTACAGAGCACTGTTGCTAAATTAACTGCAGACCAGGTAAGATACATACGAGAAAACTACAAACGAGGCTGCAAAGTTAATGGTTGTAGAGCAATAGCTAAGAAATTAGGAGTAGGTCATCATGTAGTTAGTGATGTTATTATAGGGCAGAGCTATAAAGATGTAATTTAGTTTACAGCAAGCTTATCAGAAATGGTAGGCTTGCTTTTGTTGTTAGTAACAAAGGAGAGGTATGACACGAGAACGTAAAGTATTCAGGCCCGGAAGCATAAAACAAAAAATTGTACTACAAGAAAAAGAAGTTGACATACTGCTAACAGGTGGCGGCGCAGGCTCAGGAAAATCTTTCCTTGCAGTATTAAAAGCAGCAATGTGGGCTAGCTCTGATAGTGCTGCAAAGGTAATGATCTTGCGATTATCTTACCCTATGCTAAAAGATTTGATTAGTGCATCCAAACAAATTTGCCCGCATTTCGGAGCTACATACAAGACACAAGCCCGAACATGGGTGTTCCCAAATGGTGCTGAGATTGACTTCAAAGCGATGCCTAGGGACTTGTATGAGGTACAGGGATGGGAACGCACACACTTCATCGTAGACGAAGGTGCTGAGTTTCAGCAAGAAGATATTCTGGCTATTATGAGTCGTCTTCGTAGTGCAACGTATAAAGGTAAGATGTCAATCCTAATTACTTGCAACCCATCAAAAACAAGTTTTTTGCTACCGTGGGTCGAGTTTTCACTAGATCAAGAGGGTGTTCCACTCCCTGGAACAGAGGATAAGATTCGTTACTTTGTTGTCCAAAACAATCATATGAAATGGGCAGACTCTCCTGAGGAACTTTACGAAAAGTGTGGAAATGGATTGAAGAAGGGTACTGAGTTCGTACCTATGAAGTTCTGCTTTATCCCTATGTTGTGTACAGATAATACAGATTTAATGAGGGCTGACCCCGGATATGTTGGTCGTCTATTGAGTCAGCCTCGTGTCAACGTGTTACGATTATACAGAGGTTCTTGGTATGCTTCCGTCGAAGGTAGCTCAATGGTAAATGAGGATATGTTTGAGATTGTAGACCACCCTCCAATAAATCCTGTGTCTAAAGTACGCGGCTGGGACTTAGCAGCATCAGTACCTAATGAGGCAAATCAGTTTAAATGTGACTGGACTGTTGGTGTGCTAATGTCTAAAGACGAATTTGGGACATTCTACATTGAAGATGTTGTTAGGTTTCAACAGCAGATTGATGGTGTCCTAAAAGGGATCAAAGAGACAGCTTGGCAAGATGGTTTGGATATTGTACAGATAATTCCAACTGACCCCGGCCAAGCTGGCAAGGTAGCTACAAGATTCTATACAACATATCTAGCAGAGCATGGTGTATCTTCTAGGGTGGATGGTGTGAACCCTCACGCTAATAAAGCGACTCGATTTGGTCCGTTCGCAAGCGTTGCAGCAAATAATAATGTGAAACTTGTAAAAGGTGAGTGGAATCGTTGGTGGCTTGATGAGGTTTGTTTCTTCACAGGCAAAAAAGGTGACTCTGACGACCAAGCTGACGCAACAAGTACAGCTTTCAACCAGTTGTCAAGAACAGTAACAATCCCCACATTCTCCATTCCCGCCCTCTCCAAACCATCACCTATCCCAAAATTATAACATAATTGCAAAATAATTGAAGATTGCCTATTGACAATACACAAATTTCTGTTATAATGATTTTCAATTAATAAAAGGAGACGCCCTAATGGCACGTAAAAAGACGCCAGAGGGCGCACAAGAAGCTTTATCACCAGACGAAGGAATGGTTATTCCTAGAATGGCACTAAAGGAAACTGGCGCTCTAGGTCTTAAAACGTCCTCTGGTAAAATTATCCAAGACGCTAATAAATCCTTCCAATTCCCTCAGTTCTTCAAAACTATTGCTGAAATGGATGCCAACCCTACAATTGGCAGTGCCATGAATGTCTACAGGTTTATGATAACCCGCCCAGATTGGGTTGTCAAGCCACATATTGATGCAGACGCTAAAGAGATTGAGCGTGCTCGTCTCATTGGTACAATGATGCACGATATGGAAGAAAGCTGGGACACGTTCCTTCATAGTGTTGTTAGCTATCTTCGCTACGGTCACTCAATCCATAACATTGTACCCTACCGTAGGCTTAAACGCAATGGTAGTTTGTACAATGATGGTTTGGTAGGGATTAAAAAGCTTGCCTTCCGTAATCAAGAAACAATTGTTAAGTGGGTATTTGACCCAGCCAATCGTGAATTACTTCATATCGAGCAGTCACCACAGCTTATTGAAAATAGTTCTATGGTGAATTTTGACTTGAATGAAAATGGAAACATCACGCTTCCACGAAATAGCTTCTTGCTATTCACAGCATCTGCTAACGGTGGTAATCCTCAAGGTACGTCAATCTATCGTAATATTTATCTGTCATACAAACAGCTTACAATGCTGCAAGATAATCAGCTTCTGTCTGTAGCAAAAGATTCTGCTGGCGTTATGAAAATTGAAGTTCCTGCACAGTATCTACAAGGTGAAAACTCCCCAGATAAAGGTGTTGCTGCTGAATCATTTAAAGCCATCATTGATGGACACAATGAAGGAACTAACAGAGGACTTTTAGTTCCTCAACAGATTGACCCAGAGTCTAAGCAGAACATGTTCAACTATTCCCTTATGGAAGAAAAAGGAAATAGTAAAAATAATATTGAGAGCATCATCACTGGCCTACAAGACGATATTTATACAGCACTAAGTATCAATGCTGTTGGTAGTGGTGAGAGTAACGAGATTCTTGAGTGGGCTATAGCAGCAAGACTAAAAGAGATTAAGTGTGTTCTTAACAAGCACCTGATGCGCTTCATCCATGAAATTAATGGGTGGGACATTGAACGGATGCCTACGTTTGAATGCACTGATATTGAGAAGTTGGATGTTGAGAAGTACGGAAAGTTTGTACAACAGGTATTTTCAGTTTCTGCCATCGAAATGGACCGTCCAGTAATAAACCGTGTGCGTGAAATCTTCGGTGTTCCTCCATTACCTGACGATATGGCTGTAGATCAAGAAATTCTACCAGCAGCTATGTCTGGAACACAAACAAATGCTGGAGAAGGTATGAAGACAGCAGGAGATGGAACTAGGAAATCTCCGATGGGCGCTAAAGACGCTTCTGCTGCAAATGCCAATAATAAATAAGGAGTTCCATGAGTAAAAATCCCGTTCGGCGTTTGCTGGACTCTGTGTGGAACACTCCACATCTAGTTACAGAAGCGGCCCTTGATCCAATTATTGAATATCTGCAATTGCGCAATGCTGGAGAAATGCCAATGTTTGCCATTGTAGCAGATGCCAAGGATGTAAGCAAACAAAAAGAGATTGTCGGTGGCGTTGGAGAGATTAAAATTGACGGCGTTCTGACGTATCAACCTGTAATGGGTGAGTGTGGACCTGTTGGTGTTAGCTATCAAGGTATTGTAGAGCAAATGGCAGAGTTGATCAGCCTTGGCGTTGATACTGTTATTTTAACACATACTTCTCCCGGAGGTCAAGCAGCCCATTGTTTTTCTACTGCACAAGAATTACGCAGTATGGCTGATGAATCAGGAATCAAGCTGATTTCTTATATAGATACACTGTCAGCTTCAGCTAGCCTTGCTCTAAGTGTGGTTGCTGATGAAGTGATTATCCACCCATCCGCATCAACAGGTTCTGTTGGTTGCGTAGTCGCCCTACTGGATAAAAGTAAAGCCTTAGAGAGTGCTGGTCTGAAGCCTATCTATATCTCATCTACCCCCGGCAAAACTCCATTCAAAAATGATGGAAGTTTCTCAGATGAGTTTTTAGCTTCAGTTCAAGAAGATGTAACTCGGCTTGGTAATGAGTTTGCAACACACGTTTCTAAATTTACAGGAATCCCTGTGGAAGATATTCTGGCAATGGATGCCAAAGTATTCCATGCAGAGAAGGCACTTGAGTTAGGCTTGGTAAACAAGATTCTTGACCACAAACAATTTTCAGCTTACCTTGCTGAGCCAAAGGAGTAAAGATGCTAGACCACCTTAAACGATTTTTTAAAGCGCCGGAAGGCACAACACAAGAGGAAGTAGATATGACCGCTAAAGAGGGGCAACCAGAGTTGGTTGTTGATAATAAAAACGCCGACCTGACTGCACAACTAGAATCGGCTACTTCGCAACTGACCGCAATCCAAGCTGAAAATGCACAAATGATTGCTGAACTGAATACGCTGAAAACTGCATTCAGTGCAATCGAAAAAGAGAAAGCAGACGTTCTCGCTAAAGCTATGGCTGATAAAGCACAAGCCCGCCGAGAGCGAGTTGAAGCAACGCTTGGTAGTGCAAAATCAGAAGAAGTTTTGGCTGCAACCGCTAATCTTGATGATGCGTCTTTTGAAGCTATTGTTGGTGCTTTCGCAAACAGCTTTGAAGCTGAAGCCAAATCAGAAGTCTTTCAAGAAAAAGGTCTGACTGCTGCTACGGAAGTGGACGTAAAGCCTACGCACTTTAAACAATTTATCAAACAAAAATAATATGGCTTATGTGTATTGGATACACTTAAAAGACCACACTGATATTACATCACAAGGCTATGTTGGATATACTTCTACCAAGCCGTCATATAGGTGGAGTTCTCACAGAACAGAAGCTAAAAACGGAGGTAAAAGAAGGTTATCACATGCTATCAGAAAATATGGGGACAAGTTGGTTTTTGAAACTTTACTTGAAGGTAGTAATGACTATTGTTTATTGATAGAAAATAAACTACGAAGTTCTGAAAATATTGGCTGGAATCATGGTATTGGAGGTGTTGCACCATCTTTAGGTATTCCAATGCCTGAGCATGTAAAAGAGAAGTTAAGAAAGTCTAAGCAAAACTGCATAGTAACTGAGGAAACTCGACGTAGGATTTCTGAGGCTGGTAAGGGTAGAAAATACTCTGAAGATAGCAGAAACAAAATGTCAGTCTCTGCAAAGAATCGTCCAAAAAGAAAGCCTTGGGAAAACCCTCGTGCTGATAAGAAGACATGGTTAGACGCAGAAAGAATCTACAAAGTATATCTTGCTGAGAAAAACCAAACAAAAGCTTCACGAGTTCTATCTTGTGAGTATTGTAAACTGATATCCATATTCAATATGTTTGAGTGTGGATGGATACCTCTTGAAGACCCTCACTGGGTTTCTTTCAAATCTAATTTTAAATAGGAATAAATATGAAACTTGCAACTCGCAGTAATAAACTGTCAGGTGTTCTGGCCTTTGAAGACGAAGCATCATATGGCGTTTGCCGTGAAACCGTCACGGTGACTATGGAAACTGGTATGGATGTTGGTGCTGTTCTTCGCCGGTCCATTACCTCTGGCACCGCTGTAGCAACCGCAGATACCAATACTGGCAATCCCACCTTTGGCACTATCACTGTAGCAGACCCGGCAGTTGTTGGCAACTATCGTGTTGTGTTCACAGCAGCTACTGCATTCAACGTCTATAATCCAAGTGGTGCTCTTGTAGTTTCTGGCGCAACTGGAACTGCTGTTAATATCAAAACTGCTGGCCTTGGCTTCACTATTACCGCTGGCGGTACTGCTGCTGTAGCGGGTGACTCCTTCACCGTAGCAGTGTCTGGCACTTACAAATATAAATGGGTAGCTGCTGCTGACATCATCACTCTAGTTGATGCCGTTGCCGTCCTGATTGAAACTGTCCAAGACGTTCCTTCTCTGACAAATGCTACGGACTATTCCATGACTATTCTTTCGCGTGGTTGGGCTGGTGTTGTTGGTGCTTCCCTGCTGTACAAAGATGCTCTGACGACTGCACAAAAAACCACCGTACTCGACAAATTGAATGGTCGTCGTATTGTCAACCGTACTCGCGTCTAATAACTAATAAGAATAGGAAACATAAATGGATATTCGTTCATACTTCAATAGCTTCAAGAACTCTGACTTCGTAGAAGGCATTTCGGAAGCATCTCTGCAATACGGCTACATCAATAGCCTCAATCTGTTTGATACTCGTTCTACTTCACAGACAGCTATCATCTTTGACAAAGATTATGCCACAACTACCCTGCTGCCGCAAGTAAATCGTGGCGATAAAGCTGCTACGCAAGGCAAAGAACGCACTGCTGATACCTTCGCCCTGAAACTGGCATACTTCAAACATGCTGATCGTCTGACTAGCGATGACATTCAAGGCTGGCGTGTTCCGGGTTCGACTGACAACGAGTCGATTGCTCGTGCCACTGGTGAAAAGATGCTTGACATGCGCCGTACTTGGGATCAAACCCAAGAGTACATGAAGCTGCAAGCCCTGAAAGGTATCTTCAAGACCCCAGATGGTGTTGTTGTGGCAAATATGTTTACTGAGTTCGGTGTTAGCCAACAAACCGTAGACTTCGTTCTTGGTACTTCAACTACGAATATTGACGCTAAGATTCGTGAAATGAAGACTAAGATGGCTAAGGCCATGATTAATGGCGGCTCCATGACTGGCGTTCAAGTTATGGTTGATCCTGAGTTCTTTGATAAACTAATTTCGCATCCTAACATGAAGAATGCTTATCAATATTACATGAACTCTGGTAAGCAAGTATTGCGTGATGATCTATCGCGTTACATGGCTTATGGTATTCAGGATGTGTTTGAGCACCGTGGCGTGACATTTGTGTCGTATGACGCAACCTTCAATCTGCCAGATGGCACCACTGAGTTGGCATTTGGTGCATCTACTGGTCTGGCTCTGCCTACAGGTGTACGTGGTCTGTTCCGTGGTTACACTGGCCCTTCGGCTAAACTGTCGGAAGCTAATCAACCCGGTCAAGAACTGTTTGTCCGTACCTACTTGGATGAACGTGATGAGTGGGTCGAGTTTGAATTGGAGGCCAGCCCTCTGTACTTCTCAACCGCTCCGCGCACTAGTATTGCAATTAGCTCAAGTAACTAAGTAATTCGCCGGAAATAATCCGGCTCTTTACAAAGCATCTTAGAAATAGGGTGCTTCAATAAAGATTAAAGGAGAAGTGAATGATAATCGACCCCACAACAAATGAAGGAAAGCTCCGACTGAGGTTAAGTGACTGGAGTGATATTGAATTGCTTCCAAGTTCTGTGTACCAACAGACACTTTTAGATAACGATAATAATTTGCAACGTTGCACAACAATACTTGGTAGCTATATTCTCGGAATTCTTAGCCAAAAGACACACCGAAAAATGGGCTTACAACTAGAGGTATGGGGAAATGAAGCATTCTCATCGTATTTGAAATTCCTAGAAAAGATTATCAAAGACCCAGCATACTCTGGTATTAGCCCAATCCCATACATGGCTACAGGTGACGGCTCTAATGATATTGTAGACTTTGTATATGATTGGAAACGAAATTATTACAACGGTACAGAATCACAACAGCTTGCAATTGATGCCGAACGCTCTCCTAATGATGGTAGTAGATTTGGTTTTGGTGGGTTAGTGTAATGAGAGCAGAATCGGACTTCCTTAAAAGCATTCTCGAGTTCATGGCAGATGATCCACTTACAGTTTATTACACAAAATATACTCAAGGTGCATACGACACTACAACAAGCGAATTTACAACGACAACAGTTGAAATTCCTTGCAAAGCAATCTTACTTGATCTTACCAGAGACTCAAGAGGATTGTCAAGTATTTCTGGCAAAGAAATATTGGCAGGAGATAAGGAGTTGTTTCTATTCCCGCCAAATAAGGTGGATAGCTTAGTAGCTCCATTAGAAATTGACACGACAAGTGACAGAGTTAGAATCGGAAGCATTGTGTACAAAATTGAGAGTATGCAAGAAGCTAACCCAGATGCTATAAATGTAATTTTGTATAGATTTATGATAAGATGTTGATGAGGAATGTATGGCAGATACTAGAAATGATGTACCAGTCCCAAGTAAGCAATGGGTTGATATTTATGCTCTATCGGGAATTGCTGTAGGTACAGCAGTAGTAATTATTAATAAAGGGAGTAATTCTTTCTACGTCTCAGCCCAAGCGACTAGCCCCGCTGCTGTAACTAGCGGAGCACCTAAAGGAGTTCCTGTGTATCCTTGCGGTATATTTGGCTCAACTATTTCAGTAGCATCGTCAGCAGCAGGGTTGTGGGCATACTGTGCTGATACTAGTGGTTCCATCGCAGTAGTGCAGGAGTAACCATAGCACAAATTTCTTATGGAACACCAGCGGGATCATCAGGTGGCTCTGGTAGCGGTACAGGTGGCACTACGATCACCACAGGAGTAACACTGACAGCTTCTTCACCAGCAGCAATGGTTGTTACTCCAGCATCACCCGGAATGTATGCTGTGCTTCCTGTTGGTACAACAATGACCAAGGGGACGGCACCATTTAGCATCTTCAATGCTGGAGAGTATGACTACGGGGTAACGGACAGCACAGGAAAGAAGCTCGGCTGGATTCGTCCCGGAACAGGCTCTGTAATTGGTTGTGCGGATAATTCTACTTCAGCCGGTGTGTGGAGTCCTTATGGACTTGAGAAATTGGGGGTTACTGCACAAGTCGATATGCCGGGTGTACTTGCTAGTCCGTTGTCTAGAGTTGTAGTGGATGACAGCCGAACATTTTTCTTATTGTCTGGGCAGGGAGTAGGTCATTACGGGATTGTCTACAACTCTCATACACTCACTTGGGGTAGTCCTGTACTTATTAGAGCATCAGCTTCCTACTCAAAGGCTATTCTATCAAATACTGACCAGATTTTAGTAACTTCTTGTGACTCTACTACAGGTTTTCAAGCAGTGACATTGAGTTTGTCAGGAACGTCTATCGCCGTTAATACAGCCGTTACGGCAACACTAGCAGGGACTATTGCCGGATTTGGTAGAATGATTGCTGTCGGTAGTAGCTTCATACTTGCTTATTCACGTGCTACAACGACTTCTGCTGTTGTTGCAATAACTATCTCTGGGACTGTACCGACAATTGGATCAGAGAGTATTGTTGCATCAGTGGCAACATCTCCTTCAATCTTTGTAGCAGGCTCTATTGTGCGTTGTGTTGTCGCAACAGCGTCACAGATCGCAGTCGTACCATACACTGTCTCTGGAAGTACCTTGACAGCAGGAGCAGCAGCAACAGCCCCCACTACAGCAGCTACATGGAAAGCTAGTTTAAACGGGAGTGGTAATTTAGTAATTATATATACCAATACTACTTTCACAGTATCAATTTCAAAATTAACTGGAACTACCGAGGCTTTTAGCACAGTTAGTATAGGTACTGCGCAAGGTTCTTACGAGATGCTGCATGTCGGCTCAACAAAAACCTGCATTGCAACAGGGGCAAATTGGGCACTGCTCATAGATACATCAGGAACGGCATCTATATCTACTGCTCAATCAGCAAGTAACGGGCAGACTCCTATTGCTTATTACGTTGACGGTAACACAGCATTTTTTGGAACATTAGGTACAAGAGGGGCAGGGAGTTTCGATTTAGTATCTCAAATAGACTGTTCTGGCTTGTCACCCGGAAATTTGAAAAATATCCCGTATCAGAATGCTTCAGCCCAACTCCCAGTAGGGACTGACAGTGATAACGTTATGTCTGGAACATTTATTGTTGCGGGAAGTTCTATCTATATCCCTACGTATGGTGCGTCTACTACAGGTAATGTGGCACCTCCGTATGATATTCGTATTACACCCAACTCGTTTACATATATGCAACCACTACCTATTAAGTCTACTGTATCAAGTGCTACGGGTGCATCTAAGTTCTATATTCAGGGATTGTCAAGAGAACTCTGGGCTACAAGCTCTCCTGCATCCTTCACGCAGATCAGAGGGAATATCTCAAGAATCGAGGCAGCAGAATGAAGCAATTAAAAACTACTGGCGCGACTTATGGCCCTTTCAATTTTATTGAAGAAACTTCAGATCGCTACGTATGTGATGGTACTGAATATCCTTTCAATGTGATTGGTGAAGCCACTATTGAAGAATGGGTTGCTATCCCTTTTGTACCTCCTAAAATTGTACCACAATCTGTAAGCCCTCGCCAGATTCGTCAAGCTCTTACTAAAATGTCTCTGCGAACTAAAGTAGAAACACAAGTATCTATATCAAATCAAGATACTAAAGATTGGTATGAGTTCTCTACCGAGTTTCGTAGGGACAACCCTGTTGTAGCCACTTTAGCGTCTGTGTTAAAAGTATCTGATGAAGCACTAGATGACTTGTGGATACTTGCAGACAGTTTGTAATTAACTCTTGACAACTGACAAAAATCTGTTATAATGGTTGCTAACAAAGGCTTCCATTATAACCTATAAGGCATATAATGGGCTTTGCAGATAATATGAGAAAGTCTTGTGACAACATTGTCCAAGCAATGTCTGACAGCACAGCTAAAGTTGCTGAAGATTTATTCAAAACTAACGTCCACCTGTCACCTACACCATCTGGTAAAGGTGGATATTCTGTTGGTACAATCAAGAACAATTGGTATTCTTCTGTAGGCGCTCCTGACAGTTCCTTCTCAGGTTCTGTAGACGCTTCTGGTGTAGACAGTCTTTCACGTATTGACTCCACTATATCATCAAAGCCGTTCTTTGGCAAGGATAATGTTGTGTATCTTACGAATACAACAAAGTGGGCGTATCGTGCAGACGTAGTAGGTTGGCCTTCAGGTGATCCTACAAATGATACGGGGTGGGTGTGGTCAAACAACATCAAGCCTTATTATTTCACATCAACGTCAATGCAACAAATTCTTAATAAATATTCTTAACAGGCTCACATGACCCTTTCAACTAGACAAGAAATTGAAGGCCGTGTGGCAGCATTTGCAGCGGCTCAAACGCCTCCATTAGCTGTAGCCTACGAGAATGTCCCTTTCACAAGACCTGTCAATGTCCCTTTTCTTGAATGCTATTTAGTGTCAGCAGGAACTATTACAGTATCCTTAGATGCTACAAGGAATCGAGAGCGAGGAACTATTGCTATTAATGTATGGGTTCCTAGCGGACAAGGTGTCGGTAAGGCTGACGCTATTGCTGCACTGATTGTTAAGACATTTACAGTATTACCTAAAGTGGGGAATGTTTCAATCGAGAGTCCTGTCAATACGGGAAGATTTACGTTAGCGGCAGATGGTTGGGGATGCATTCCCACTAGTTGTCCCTACCGAGTAGAGAGCACGGCATAAGCCATGCAATAAAATTTAACATAACAAAAGGAAATAATCATGGCTGTAGTCTCAAATGTATCGCGTGGCTCTTATGCAGGCGCATTCTTCCCAACAGCAGTAACGCTAGCAACTTCAGGCGATTCGCTGGTGTGGTCGCAAGGTAGCAAGCAAGAACTGGCACTTTTCAATACTGATGTATCTCCGATTGTAGTGACGATTGATGGGGCTTCTGGCACCACTATCCCTGTCTCAGGTGCTGGTGATACCACTGTTTCTGTAGCTTCTGGCTACGCTGTCTCAGTCCCTGCTGGTGGTTTTGCATTTGTGATGCTGGATAACATTAGTGCTTTCCTGCAAGGTGCTGTTGCTATCACTGCTGCAACTGGTGCAAAAGTCAAAGCTGTTGTTCTACAATAATAGCTAACAATTATAACATAAAAGGAAATACAAATGGCAATTCCATTTACAAGTGCAGGTACTACTATCTCGATTTCTGCCGGTGTCCCGGCTACCATCGACGCTGCAGGGTTCGGAGCACTAACTTTCACGAAGATTTCAGAAGTTACAGACATTGGTTCGGTGGGACCAGTTGTTGCAGTTACGCAACACATTCCGGTAGACAGTGGTATCGTTTTCAAGCTCAAGACTACAAAAGATAATGGGCAGATTGCACTGAAAGGTGCTCGTCAAACTTCTGACGCAGGTCAGACTCTCCTGAATAATGCTGTTGGAGTTTATGCACCTTATGCTGCAAAAATCGTATTGCAAACCGGAACTATCATCTATTGTCAGGTTTTGGTTAGTTCATATAAGACTGTCGTTGGTACAGCAGCCGTTGTTACAACCTTTGAATCAAATCTTGAAGTTACCGGTGACATTGTAGTCGTCTAAATAGCTTAATGTTTTAACACTACGGGAATTGCCGGCTCTTACCGGCTTCCCATCTAGTGTTTCAGAATTATATACCAAAGAGCTTGAACAATCAAGCCAATAAAACGGCATATCGCCAAAAGTTATCCACCACCATACCAAGGAACAATAATATGAGTTTTGACATTCTTAACACCCAACTTTCCGAAACCACAGCCTTCCAACTGGAACACCCTGTCAACGGCCCAATCTTCGCAGATGACGACGAAAGCAAGCCAGTGATGATTGAAGTGTACGGCAAGTCGTCTAAAGTTTTCCGTAATTACATGGCTACCCAAGCACGTAAGAATGCTCTGAAGCAGAAAGCTGGTAAAGCTGAGAAAACCCCAACTGCTGAAGAAGTGCTAGCAAGTAACGCTGAGTTCTACGCCACCATCACCAAGTCTATCACGAATCTGAACATGGGTGGTGTTCCTCTTGATAGTTTTGAGGCTTATGAACAACTGTACGCTAACCCTAACCTTGATTGGGTGACGTCGCAGGTCGCATCTGCGTTCGGCAGTGTTGATTCTTTCTTGCAAGCCTAAGAAATAACCTTTCCCTCTACGTCCGACACTCTGCGTGGCTAAACGCAACTCCAAAAGAGCAAAGCAAGCCACGCAGAGAAACAATGGTAGAGGGAACAGCATACCTAGAGCCTCCAGAATTGGATGACTATGAGCAACATCTTGTGAAACTTTGGAGAGAAGTAGGTAGTGTTTCTCAGAGTGGCATGGGTGTTGCTCCTTTGCTTTGGAGTGAGGTTATTGCTTGGGCTGATAGGTTCTACACAGAACAATACGTAGAATGGCTTGACAGTGTTACAAAGGACGGTGAAGGGAATGTGATTAGCGTCACAAAAGTTCCTCACATCCTGAAACAGAATACGCTTGTAGATTATGAGCTAGAAATAATTATGCAATTGAGTAGAGAGTATTGTGGAGAATATCACAGTGCCTCAGAGCCTGATGCCCCTTGTCCTAAAGAAATATTCTTGGATGAAGTTGACGCGCTGGCTGAGAGTACAGCATTTGGTGAGGACTTCCTTGCTAAGTTTGTACATAATAAATAGAATATGTTAAGGGAATATAATGGCTGCTGACGTAAATAGTCTTATTGTAAAAGTGGTATCGGACGGTATTGATGCTACCACTAAGTCCCTTAACAACCTGACGGATGCTTCCACCAAAGCAGAGAAAGCAACGGGTCAATTATCTACCGCAAACAAATCGGGTGGAGAATCTGCCAAAGCTCTTGCTTCCGCATTAGATTCCGCTTTGGCAAGCTACCGCAAGCAGTCAGACCAGTTACGTGAAAACGTCACGCAAAGTAACGCATACGCGAATGCAATGCGATCTGTCACAGCTACACAAGCTGCCATTACTTCTAGCGTGTTTTCTCTTGCTATAGCAATGCAAGCATTGGCTGTATCCCTTCCACAAGTTAGCGCAAATCTGCAAGTCGTAGAAAGGGCTCATCGCTCAAACAATGAAGCTATGCAAGAGGCTCATGCACTCGCACGAGGTTTATCTGGCTCCTTTGGTGCGTTGTGGGTTACTTACGGTAACTTTGCAGGCATGGCAGTCGGTCTTGCTATTGGTCAATCTTTGAAAAGTATTGTATCTGTTGGCTCGGATGTTGAAAATACTTTGGAGAGTATTCGTGTCCGTGGTGCAGCTACTACAGAAGAAATGATAGCGATTCGTGACTCAGTGTACAAAATTGGAGAAGGTGTTTACGGGCCACAAGAAGTTGCAAAAGCTTTTGATGCCCTGATTCTGGCAGGCTTGAAAGCTAAAGAGTCAACACTGGCTATTGGTTCTGCGATCAATCTAGCTACCGCTGGTGGATCAACTATTGAAAAAGCAGCAGAATCTTTAGTTACTATTGGTTCTGCTGTCGGAGCTACAGCAAAGGACTTTGACTATTTAGCAGACGGAATTACAGCCGCAGCTAACACTTCTCTGGCATCTGTTGACTCTATCTCAGAGGCTGTCAAGCGTGCATCTGTCGTAAATAAATTGTACGGAGCTACATTTGAGGATATTCTTACACAAACTGCTGCTCTTGCACAGCTTGGTATTAAGAATACAGCAGCAGGTACGGCTATCACAAACTTCTATGCTAATGCGGTAGGTAGTACTAAGAAGGCTAAGGACGCATTAGATGAACTTGGGATGAGCTTTACTGACGCCGAGGGCAGAGCAAAACCTCTGATTGCTGCCTACGAAGAATTTACGAGTAAGCTGAATAAGTATGATTTGAAGTCGCAGCAAAACTTCATTATGAATATATTCGGTGAGCGTGCATTGCGAGATGTAGAGGGCTTGCGTGATCTAGTTAATTCTGCTGCTGATGACACCGAAAAGTATTCAAATAGATTGCGTGAAGTACAGGGACAAATTGCAGAGGCGGCGGGTACGGCAGCATTGCAAGCGGCTCAATTAGGTCTTACAACACAGAAACAATTAGATTCTGTTGCTAACACTCTTAAAACTAGTTTCTCAAAGGCATTTGAAGGAATGGCTCCACAGATGCTTGTGTTTACATCAAACATGAAGTCTGTATTTGCGTCACAAGAGTTTATCACAGGAATCCAAAACATTGCTTCTGGTATTGGAAGTATTGCACAGTTTATTGCAGAAAACACCACAGCACTAGGATACTTGATTGAAGCCTTTGTTGTGTTCAAGGCTGCAACATTAGGTGCAAACCTATTTGAACTTGTTACCAGAGGACTCACAGGGATTGCTGTTAGCCTAGGTGTTGTACAGGTTGCTGCAAACGGTGCAGCCGTAGGCGTAGGTGCTGTTGGCATGGCATTAAGATTGCTTCCCGGAGTAGGCGCTGTACTTACAGCAATTACTATTGGTATGAGCCTGCTGGCGTTGCATACAAAAGAAACAGATGATAATACCAGAAAGTTAAGCGACACTTATAATACATCATTCTTAAAATCGCTAGAAGACGAAGCTGACAGGCTTGATAAAGTCAATAAGTTAATGACAGAGGGTAGGACTGAATCGGATGCTATGTCACTGTCTCTGAAGGATCAGGCACTGTCAAGAATGCGTTTAAATAACGCAAATGAAGTGGCTACTGCTCAGAAAGCAAAAGATGCTGCTCAGAAAGCCTACGATGCGAAAGCCATTCAAGACTACACGTTTGACAAACTAAGAAGTAAAGAGGCGACAGAGCTTGCTTCCGCTACGAAGGCGCTTACCGATGCTCAAAACAAAGCTTCAACAGAAAATCAGAAAGCTCTTGATCTAACCCAACGCATTATCAGTGCTGAACAGAAGAAAAAAGAAGCATATCTAGATTCTCAAAAAGCGGCTGCTGAAGCTGCTAAAAATACTGCTGGAACTTTGACATATAGCGGTGGAAAAGATGGTAAAGAAAAAGCTATGGGCCTGTCTGCAATTGAGGCTGAATTAGCTGCTTTAAGGTCTTCTGGCGAAGAACAGAAGAAGATATTACAAAGTGAAGTTGTTGCTTTTGATAACGCCTATAAAGCAAAACAACTCTCAGTGTTCGAGTATGTGAGTGCTAAGGGTAAAAAGCTCAAAGAAGAACAAGACTTAACTACTTCAACTTATGTCAAAGAAGCTGAAGCGATTGCTAAGTCTTCAGTATTAGCTGGACGGAATGCAACTGAAAAAAATGAGCTTTCTAAAAAGTTGTCAGATTTGTACACTAAGTATGTTGACGAATTAGCTAAAGAAAATGCCGCTATTGTAGAGAATGGTAATGTAACGGCCAAAGTATTCCAAAAAGAAGCTGAAGATTCTCAGAGGGCTTTTGAGAAGTTCATGGCAGCAACCACTGGAAAAACAGCGGCCATTCAGAATGAAATTGACGCTTACAACCGTCTTCCAGAAGCGGCTCGCGCCGCTGGTGTGACTGACAAACAAATGCGTGATCAAGTTACACAGTCTGCAATTGACAATAAGCAGAAAGAAATTGATAAGGAAATTGAATATCAATTTGTGGGCGCTGACACGATACAGAAGCTGAAAGATGAGAAGCAAGCTCTGATTGATCTACGCGACGTACAAACAACACGCGAAGCCCAACAAGCTACCAACAAAGCTGCTCAGGAATATACAACAGCTTGGAAGCAAGCCAACAAGCAAATTGGAAACGACTTAGCTGAAGCAATCATTGACGGTGGTGGCAAAGGTTGGAAGAAACTTATCAAGGATATGGAAATAGGCTTTGCTAAGATGATTTTGCAGCCTATTCTGGCTCCTATTAGCGGAACGATTGCTTCACTTACAACTACTGTCGGTGCAAGCTCTCCGGGTGCTGTGGCAGGTACGGCTAGTGGTGCTGTTGGTTTAGCTCAGATTGCCTCTAACGTGTACAGTGCAATTTCTAAAGGCTTTGATGGCTTGAGCACAATGGTTTCCAATGCTGCTCAGAAAACATTCAACGCATTAGGAACTTCAAATGCACAAGAAGCCACATTCTGGCAAAATAGCGCAGCAGCTAATTCAATAGGGCAAGCAGCAGGTTATGCTGGTGGGTTAGCCGCAGGTCACATGTTAGGTAACGCAATATCTGGTGATTACAGTGTTGGTGGTCATGGACAAGCTGTTGTTAATACTTCAGCTATTATTGGTTCAATTGTTGGAGGCCCAATTGGAGGTGCTATTGGTGGAGCTATTGGCGGTCTTATCAACCGTGCGTTCGGCATGGGTAGCAAGAACGTCACCTCACAAGGTATTTCAGGAACCATCGCAGAGTCTGGTGTAACAGGTCAATCATACCAAAACTGGCAACAGTCCGGTGGATGGTTCAGAAGTGATAAGTCAGGCACAGAAAAGCAAGACTTGGCTACGGATGTTATCAATACGTTCGCCTCTGGCTTGACGAGTTTGAAAGCTACTTCAACAGACTTTGCCAAGAATCTTAACGTATCTGCTGATGCTCTGACAAACTATTCAAGAGATTTCAATATCACCTTTGAAGGTTTAAAAGAAGTTAAAGGTACGGCTGCTGAACAAGCTGCCATTATTGAATCTAACACAAAGATTCAGCAAGATGCTGTTGCAAAGTTCTTCAACAGTATGGGTGACGATATGGCTAATAAGCTAATTCCTAACCTGAGCGATTTTGCTAAATCTGGTGAGACAGCTTCTGGAACATTGCAGCGTTTGTCAGAAACCTTCGCAGCTACAAACCAGATTGCTAATGTGCTTGGTCAAGATATGGCTAAAGCATTTGGTGGGCTTGGCTTAGAAAGCGCTAAAGCTCGTCAATACCTTGTAGACTTGGCTGGTGGTATTTCTGCCCTGAACACACAAGTAACATTCTACGCTACAAACTTCTTAACAGATGCCGAGAAAATTGCTCCTGTACAGAAAGCTGTTACAGCCGCATTGGCTGAGATGGGTTATTCAAGTGTAAAAACTACAGAAGACTTCAAGAAGCTAGTAAATGGTCTAAACCTTGCCGACCCTGCACAAGCCAGAATGTTTGAAAGCCTAATGCAATTGGCTCCAGCGTTTAAGCAAGTTGTAGATTATACAGCAAGTCTAACAGATGCTTTAACCGGATTGTCAGAAGCCCAGCAAAAAGCTATTGACATGGCTTACAAGCAAGCTGACGCTAGTTTTAAAGTTCTTCAGAATTCTGTACAAGCAGAGAAAGACGCTGCGAAAGCTACATACGACGCTCAAGTAGCTATTCTTAATGCTCAGATTAGTAGTGCTGAAGTTGCCAACAAACTCATCACAGACTTGTCAAATGCTCTGCAATCAACTGTTGATTCGTTGAAATCCTCTGCACCTGTCACAATGACAAGCCGTGGAGCAGCACAGCAACAAATCTCTGATGCTCTTGATACAGCACTTAAAACTGGAAAACTACCTACAGCAGATAGTTTGAAAGACGCTTTGAGCACTATTACAAAGCCTAGTGACAGCATGTACTCATCTTATGCAGAGTATGTCAAAGATCAGGGCATTACAGCAGGTAAAGTTAATCAGCTTAACGACATTACTAAAGGTGCTAAAACTGTGAGTGATAAGCAGCTCGACGCTTTGAAGTCTCAATTAGTAATAGCAAAGAATACCTATGACAGTATTACTCAAGGGCTTGATAATCTGTTGACGATGGCACAGAGTCAACTGGACGTTCTTAACGGAATCTCAATAAGTTCAGCAAGTATGGCTAAAGCGCTTGACAGCTTTAATTCCTCAATTCTTACTGCTATTGCTACAAAGAACGAAGCTGCTGCAACTAGCGGTGGGCTTACGGCACCTGTAGAAGCGCCAAAATCAGCTACAGCAGAGGATATTAAAACCCTCTACCAAGTTATTCTTGGTCGTGAAGGTGAAGCATCTGGAGTAGATTTCTGGCTTAAATCCGGCTTGTCATCTATGGATGTGGCTCAAGGGTTCTACACTTCAGCAGAGTATCTTGCTTCGCATCCTAATGGCTCTCATGCAAATGGACTTGATAACGTACCGTTTGATGGCTATACAGCTAAACTCCACAAGGGTGAAATGGTGTTGCCAGCCAAACAAGCTCAAGGTGTTGTACAAGGTTCTGATATTAGTGGACTATCGTCAGATATCAACAAATCCAATGCGGATTCACTAGAAGTGTTGTCAGCTATGCAGAGCGATATTCGCAAGCTGTACAAGCGAATTCTTGACATGTCACCTAACGGCCAGTCTCTGCAAACTACTGCTGGTCCAGCTTAATGTAATTATAGAAACCTCGCTTACATAGGAGGTTTCTCTTTAAAGGAATACGATGGATTTAATTATACCACAGACTCTTGGAACAAGTATATTCACAAGAAGTTCTAAAGCAGCTTACTATAATAGCACAGGACTCTTGACCTTCGCAGCTAACGACGTATTGCGAGTCGGGTACAATCCTGCTAACCTAAGTGCCCCCCCTGTACCAGTTATTGAAGCTGCCGCAACAAACGTTTATAATGAGACGGAAGATTTTGGAGTAGCTGTATGGAATCGTTCTAACGCTACAGTTGCACCACATGCTGCTAAAGCGCCAGATGGTACATACACAGCAATAGCTTTAATAGAGAATACAGCTAATAACAATCACACTATTGACAGAACTATTTTCGTAAGTGTGTCTCCAAGCTGTGTTTGCTCCGTATATCTAAAAGCGAGAGAGCGGACAAGTGCATACATTCGTACTACAGGTACGGGGGGAACAGGAAGCACTGTCTCATTTGATTTGGTGGCAGGTACTTACACAGTAATTGCACAAGGGACACCGGCAATAGCTCCATCTATCCAGAATGTAGGAAATGGCTGGTATAGATGCACAGTTGCTCAAGCTATCGGCTCAGTAAACCTTATTGTGGGAACATACAACGGCGGTATTAGTTACACTGGTGATGGCTCTTCAGGTATCTACGTTTGGGGTGCTCAAGTAGAGACAGGGCTGGTTCCAACAAGCTATATCCCCTCTGTACAAACATTTGTATCGACATCAGGGACTAAATACTATACAAACGCAAGCGGACTATTAGATACAGTTACCGGAGCAGCTAGAAATGACTATACTCCAGATAATTTAACGCTAGCGCCTAAGTTACTCCTAGAGCCTTCCATAACTAATATGTTATTAAGGTCAAGAACGTTTTTATCCTCTCCTTGGGTAGCAACAAATATCTCAGTAGGTTCTAATAACTCATCTGACCCAACTGTATCTAATAGTTCAGGTACAATAATCACTGATTCTAGTAATATAACCTCTGGTTTATTGACACAATCTGTAACGACTCCATCGGATACTCTGATGAGAGTATTCTCGGTATTCATAAAGAAAACCTCTGGGGCCACTATCTATCCAGCCATTGTTATGGGTACAAGCACGTATAAAGCTGGTATTGTCTTTAACACTGACACTGGAGCATATGTAACTAATTCGTCAACAAATGATCCAAAGTATGTCAATGTTAGAAGTTACCCTGCATGGTGGAGGGTTTCCATTGGAACTTTTAATAACAGTCTTTCTACTACCTCTGTTGACGTGTACCCAGCATTTAACAGTAACGGGTCAGGGATAGTTGATGTGACTGCTGTAGGCAGTCAGACTATATGGAATGCTCAATTTGAAACTGGCTATGTTGAGACTTCCGTAATACTTACAAGCACTGCGGCTGTAACATCTACAGCGGACTCTTACACATCCTCACTCAGCAATGTAAGGTCTGCTGACTTGTACACTACAGGGTTGGTTTATAGTAATATCTTAGAGAATGATTTTCCAGTTTGGTCTAGTGCCACAACTTATGGTGTTGATGTTGCTGGGAGCAATTCTGTTATATACAACCATGTAAAGTATGCGTCCCTACAAGCATCTAATGCTGACCACAATCCTGCCACATCACCTACATGGTGGTCTGTGATTGGTCCTACAAACAAGTATGCAATGCTTGACTCCCAAGTTGGTACTCAGACAGTAGGGACAGTTGGTGGGCGCATTATTGCAACCATTGCATATGCTAATCTTCCAAGCATGAGTTTCATTAATGTTGTGGCTGACAGTATAACAGTTAATGTCTATTCTGGATATACTTCTGTGTATTCTTCAGTGATAGACTTCACCGGTGGAGCTATAGGTGTACCAATAACGGACTACACCATAACAGGGCTTCCAATGTCAGCAGACACTTATGTGACGTTAGACATTTATCATGCGACTCTAGCACCTGCGATTGGTAACTTCGTCGTAGGCACAAAATACTATTTAGGCTCTACAGAAACATCGCCTACAATTGGTATTACAGACTACTCAATAAAGACTGTGGACGCTTTCGGCAATCCTACTCTAACTAAACGTGGTTATGCCAAACGTATGAGCACTAAGAGTTTGGTAGATGACTCTCAGGTTGATTTGGTTGCACGTATTCTATCAAATGCACGAGCGACGCCGTGCGTATGGAATGCTAACACAAATATTACCAATCTGAATAGTAATGAGAAAACTTCTCTCATCATCTATGGATATTACAAGGATTGGGAAATTGATTGTGCGTATTCTACCAATAGTTATCTCACTTGTACTGTTGAAGGTTTGATTTAACTAATTGTCCACTTTGGACGTAACGTGCTTCGGCACACTTTGAAAGGTAGTTTATGAGCGATATTATTGAGCCTGTTGTTCCTCCTGTTTTGCCAACTCCTGACACGGGCGGCGGCAAACCGCCTGACGAAGCGTAATGTATGCCGTCCTGTTATTACTAGCTATCTGGTTATGCAGGACGGATCGTAGAATGCTCTTGCTCACGTTGTTGGTGGGCTTGAGCCACTACCTTCCTGTTGAGTATATCACAAATAGGTCGGCATGGTTTATGGTTTGTATTGTCGCAGAGACATTAATAACTTTGGTTGCGATAGGAATGAATGTTCCGGCAAAACTAGCCATATTTGGAATATGTTCAATGCTGACAATAAGTCATATTATTAGCTGGATTCTCCATACAAATAATACCTACTACCTGATAGTACAAGCACTAGAACACCTAGAGATTGTTCCTTGCATCATATTCTCTAATCCTATCATTCAATTTATAAAAGAAAGGGTAAAACGATGCCTTCCGCAGAAGTTTTAACATGGATACTTAGTGGATGCTTCGTTATCCTATCAGCATTGTTTGGAGTTGTTTGGAACCTTATTCGTGCAGAAACGAAAGAGCACTCCCGCCTGCTAGAACTTAAAGCTAACTCTGACAGACTTGTAGAACTTGATCGTAAAATGGAGAAAGACATGGAGAGTATTGTGTCAAATAACGCCCGTCTTATCGAGAAGTTAGAGCAACGACAACAACGTGATATTGAAATTGTATCATCAGGCTTCAGGGAACAAATATCAGGCCTTAAAGAGGCCATGCAGGCCATGGAGAAAAATATTCTTCAGCAGATGTCAATAATGTTTCACAACCAAGATAAATAGTAACACAAAGCCTCGCAGAAGGCTGGGCACTGAAGTGCCCTCCACCAAATACAAGGAACAATAATATGAGTAAAGAACAACTAATTGCGGTAGCCCTTCCAATTGCCATAAAAGTAATCAAGCTTTTTGAAGGCTGTAAGCTAGTAGCCTATCAAGATGGCGGTGGAGTGTGGACTGTTGGTTATGGAGAAACAAAGGGCGTTGTAAAAGGCGTTAAATGGACTCAGGAGCAAGCTGAGGAAAGCCTAGTAGTACGTGCTAGAGAGTTTATGGAAGCCGTCCTAAAGGCTTCTCCTAAGCTCCTAGAGCACTCCCCTGAGAAGCTGGCAGCTTGTACTTCTCTTGCTTACAATATCGGAATGGGTGACGAGAAGAAAAAGATTGATGGATATAATACATCCTCAGTACGCCGATATATTGACCAAGATAACATGCCATCCGCTGCTGAAGCATTCAAGCTCTGGAATAAAGACAATGGTAAAATTGTACAAGGGCTTATTAACCGCCGCCAGAAGGAATCTGATCTATTCAAGAGTGTGAGGGAATAGTATGTGGGAAAAGATGAAGAAGACAATAAACAACATCACAACAGAACCTGATAATAAAACCATCTGCCCTGTTCGTCTCACAGCATTAGGAGGAACAACATACGCTTTCGGCTGCCACTTTTACTCCACATTCATTCAACACGTCCCTTTTGATATGCTTGCATTCTCAGGAGGCTTAGGTGCAATTCTCGCAACACTCGGAGGTGCATTAGCAATTAAAAAGGACACACCGAAGGAGCCAGAATAATGTTTGGGCTACTAGGCTGGCAAGCCAAGCTAGGCGAGTATCTCATCGTCATTGCTGTGTTCTTCGGAATTGGCTATTACGTGTACGAGAGCGGTTACAAGCAATGCACAGAAGATATGCTTGCCAAGCAAGCTAAGGCTGACAAAATTCAGCAAGACAAGTATAACACTATTGCGCAAGAGTTGGAAGACACTAAAAAGAATAGAGAAGATAATGTGCGAACCATCACCAAAACTGTATCAAAGATTATTGAGAAGCCTGTTTACACTAACAATTGTCTTGACAATTCAGGGCTGTCAATTGCCAATCAAGCCATCTCAGGACGTAAAATTGAATCCATCTCTCCAGCAACCGTGCAAGCCAATAGTGGCCCTTGAGGGAACAACTGGCAAGGATGCTTTGGTGAATATTACAACTAATGCAGCTATCTTCTGGGAATGTTCAGATCGTATGGACGCATTAATTAAAGCAACAAAATAAATTTGAATTGAGAACATGGCCCTCTTTGTGTTCTCTGCAAGACAATGGCAAGAGCCGTTGAGCACGACGTAGCAATATGTTGTGCGAATACTCATAGAAGCTGTGAGTATCTAAATGTGTATCGAAAGATACATTTTCTAATAACTCCTTTACTTAATTCTAACACATTAGAAAGAGGTGTTTTATGGACGAATCTGTAGCCCCTTCAATGGGGTCAGTGGAAACCCTGCAAGACGTAGGCACTCGCCTACAACAGCATGAAGACAATAGTGTCGCTCGTGCTGCTCGTATTGAAAAGAAAATCAAACATTTAAAAGAGGAAATGAAAATGAGTACACCTGACGTAAACGTATTTGGAAGTGGCTTGGGAAGTGTTCTGCCAATGGTGATGGGCAATGCCGGGGGTAATACAGCCGGTGCCATCGGTGGAGGACTTGGAGCTGGAGTATTGGGTGGGGTATTGGGTGGCGCGCTACTTGGTCGCCGTGGTGGTATTCTAGGCGGTGATGGTGATGGCGCTGTAGGTGGTGTTGTTACGCCTTCTCTGCTGGCATCTACGGCTGCACAAATCACTGATACAGCACAGAACACTGTTGTTCTGCAAGCTCTTGGCGACATCAAGGCTGCTGTGCCTCTGGCTGAATCACAAGTTCAGTTGGCCCTTGCTGGTGTTGATAATAATCTTACCCTGATTGCTAACACCAACGCTACAGCTTCTGCTCTGGCAAATAGCCTGACAAACCAGAACATTGCAATGTCTACGGCAAGCATCAACAAGGGTGTTTCCGAAGCTATTGCTGCTTCTCTGGCCTCGCAAGGCTCCATCAAAGAATCTATCGCAGCTTACGGTGTTGCTAACCTGAACGCTACTAAAGATTCTCAGTACGCTATTACTACGGCTGTGCGTGATGACGGTGACAAGACTCGTGCTCTGATCGTGTCGCAAAACGATGCTAATCTGCAACGCATGCTGGCTGTCGCTGAAGCACAACTGGCAGAAACTCGTGCTGCTGGTCGTAGCCGCGAAGTGGAAGTCAATGTTGCCCAAACTGTGAACCAGAATCAAAACCAGATTCAAGCACAGACTCAGCAACAGCAACAATTCCAGATTCTTGCTCAACTAGCTGCACAGGTTGGCAATCTGGCTAATGACATTCAGGTTGTTCGTCAGACACAAAGCAACATCAATTTTGGTGTACAAGGGACAGCAGGTCAAACTGCCAGCGCCGCAAACACTCGCGTAAATTGAGGTGTGCATTGATGCTGCTTTAGCACATAGCACTATAGTTTATGGCGACTGGTAGCATCACTAGCTTAGACTGAAACTTGCAATAGCACGTAATTCATAGCAAAGAGGGAGCCAAGCGGCTCCCTCCCACTACCCATGATTACAAAAAGCGCCGTGTAATTCTTCCCTTTTAATCTTAATTGCTTCAGCAGCGTCTTCTAGTAATTCAAATGACCCAATATAATAGCTTCGCCTATCTTTGTAAATGACAGCAATCCATTTATCATACCTACTATCTTTGTAGACTCCTTTCACTCCACTTTTATTATTCTTGTACCTTGATTTATTACTGGCTTGTTCTTCTTCCGTTGCTAACCTTAAATTACTGATTCTATTATCTGTCCTGTTTAAGTTTACATGGTCAATTTCACAGTCTGGAAAGTTTCCGTAGATATACAGCCAAGCAAGACGGTGAGCTTTGTACGCTTTTCTATTTATTGAGATGTCAATATATGTCTCATGTAAATAGCCAGCAACTTTATTAACCCAGCCCGGCCTAGGGGATTTTATCCAAGTAAATATACCTGTATCAGGGTTGTAACTAAGAATTTCTTTTAATGCTTGTTGGGATATTACTTCACCCTGCATTTCTTGCTTTCTGCTTCAAAACAAACTCTGCAAACTCTACGAGAAATAAATGCAAAGCTTCTTGCCCTTCCTTAGTTTGCATATATGGCGAGAGCCATTCAGCATTATTGTGGATGAATTCCTTTTGAGGTTCACCCAGCAATTGCAAAACACAATTAGCCGCTGGAGAATACTTTACAACCAGCGGAACAATATCATTAAGATTCATACGCTTTCCTTTGGTGGGAATACCCTCGTGTGAGGGATTTGCTCAGATATCCTTCACAGGACTCTGAGCTTCTTTTATTGTACTTTAGATTTCTTTTAGCTTAGGCTTCTTATCTTTCAGGATTCGCTTGGGGTTGTCATCACACCAAATATTAATGTAAATGCCAATTCGTTCCATATAAGGCTTCTTAGCTTTACCTCCGGTGTAATAGATACCATCAACTAGATCAGAAAGATGCTTACGATGTTTCTTTGGAATAGGTTTACTACGTCCCGTCACAATATACACTTCATGCTGATGTTCTTGCATCATCAAGATAAACTCATCCCAAGCAGCAGGATCAAGCGTGTACGTATCGTCGTAGTCGAGGGCAATATACATTATGCAAGCTCCTGTTCCAGTTCGCAGAACAGAACGCCCTTCTGCACAACTTCCTCAACCTTATCTTCAGAGCGTTTCTTGAAGTACGCTTTCAAATCTTTCGCTTCATAGTCAGAGCCTTTAGCAGCAGCCTTGCAAGCCAAACCAATATCGGTGGAGAGGTCTTTGATTTCACGTACAAGCTCACTTTCCGTTTCTTCAATGTAGGCTTTCATTTCATCTTGGAGTGCTTTGATTTGCACTTTATATTCAAGAACAGTGGTGTCTTCTGCGGCCCATTCTTTAAGAATTTCGTTCTTCTTGGCAAGAGTGCGGAACTTAGGCATCAGTTCGCGGGAGTATTCTACGAGGGTGGTAGTGGTGTTAGTTTGGGTCATATTATTTCCTTATTTAATTTCAATAGTTACATTACCGAAGATTCCTTCAGTTACTAGTTTGTCACCATCTTTAGTGGTTTCAAGTGGTTGGCAGTATTTATGAATATACCCAATCTCTGTATCCACGGTGAACACTTCTTCTACTTTGTCTCCGTCTAAATATACAAATACATTCTTACCTAGTACCCTGACGTCTTGTAGTGCTTGATATCCCTCATCGTTTTTGTCAGAAGAATAACGCATCATTCACCTTTCAAGAAATTCTGGTACGTCAGCTTCACAACAGCAACAGTGTAATAAGCCACAAGAGCCACACTACTCACAACAATAAGTGGATATCCTACAATAATTGCAAAGAACATTACAACGAATGCTACAATGAATTTTAGTAGCTTTGACAGCGCTGTGTCAATTAGTTTTGACATTTAGTTCTCCTTACTAGAATGTGTGGTTTCTATCAATACCATAAACTCTTCTTTACGTTTAGCATCTCGTTCCAACTTTTGAATAGCATCAAATTTAATTTTACTCTCCATCGCTGCTTTACCAACTGCTTCTCTTTCGTACTGCGTCATGTAAGGCTCGTCAGTATAGTAAAGAACTTTTATCTTTTCGCCAATACCTCGATCAATCACGCTCACGTGGACTTTAATCTTCAAAGAAGTCTTTTTATGTGCGAACTCATAAGATTGACAATAAATACCTCCTTTGGAACAATAACTAGTCCACTCACCGTTTTCCAGAGTACGGATTATAGATAGAACAGGCTCACTCAGAGGTGGGTGTACAACTTCTGGCATTGGTGGTGGAATTGGCTTTGGAGGGACATGTGGATGTTGCTCACCCTTCTCTCCAAACAGTTTCCAAAATGTAGAAAATCTCATTATTTCTCCTTTAGCTGAGAAGCCCATTTTATAGGGTCTTCTCAGGGTTGTCAATTGTTATTATTTCAAATGTGGAGCATTCCAGAGATTGATTGGTGGAAACTCCATATCAGGCCAATCAAGCATTCATGCTCCTTCCGTTCCGTAAAGCAAAGCCTTGATATCTTGCTCAGACATTTTCATAAGACCAAGCCAACCTCCTGCAACGAACAGTTTATCTCCATTGAAGATTTGAGGAACAGTTCGGAATCCTCGGCCAAGAATAAACTGTTTAGCATTATCATCTTGGTCAATCTTAACTTCCTTGAAAGGAATGTTGTAATTAGTTAGAAGGTTAGCTGCTGATACACAAGCACTGCAACCGTTTTTAGAATAAATCGTCAGCATTGTTTCTCCTTAAATAATTTCACAACCATTTGGTCCAGAACAGGCAAGCTCCGAAGACAAGTTCACAGCATTGCCATTTTCCTCGTAAACCTTACTAATGTCAATACCATTCAACAGAGGAAGCATTTCTTCATACTTCTCTTTGCTAATGTCCTCAAAGGGAAGCTGCGGATAGGCTTCAGCACCAAAGAACGGAAGCACAGAAATACCGTTGTAGTGCTCTCGGTTATTCCACATCCACTTAGTAAGTTCTTCCCACTCACCGTCTTTCACAGAGATAGTGCAGCTTACATTGTGCTTGTTAGAACCAGAACGATGACCTTGTGCTACCCAATTGATAGCGACATTCTTCACACGTTCAAGCAGCGACAACATACTTTCTGTACGTACCGTAGCACCTTCAGGGGCCTTCTGAGGGAAACTTAGCACTACCTGATGTGGTACAAATACATCTTGCTCTACAAGACCCGGCGCAGCTTGCATCATATACTGAGCCAATTTCTCATCCTTACCAGCACGCATCCGACGAATATAATACTCACCATGCCAAGCATGAATACCAGAGCTAGTGCCAAGAACCAAAGAAGTAGTGCCTGCTGGCTTAACAGCCGTAACTCGTGCAGCCTTCTTAATCCCAAGAGACTTGGCAGTTTCTACGTTACACTTCTTAGCATGCTCTGCTGCTTCCTTCATATCAAGTGGCTCTACATTACCAGAAGCAATACCTGTCATAGATACACCAAGTAGAGCATCCTTCTCACAAGCAATCTTCCACTTAGGATTAAGATAGTGGAAGTCAGTATAACCTGCTTGCAAAGTGCCAATGAATGCACCAGCTTCAGCCGCGTCATTAAAACTCTTTTGGTCTGTAATAACTCCTGCATTTAGCTCAACAAGGTTACACATTTGGTAAGGACGAAGGCCAATTTCACAACAAGGATTCGTACCCCAATCTTCGTTATTACTCCAATACACTCCCGGCTCGCCGCAGCCAGATTCCTCTACACGTTTCATCAGAGCCTCAAACTCTTCTTCCGTAACTTCACCACGAGGAAGAACAGCAGAGTTATTAGAACGTGCACGGTACGGATGAGTGATATACCATTCTCCTGCTTTAGCGGTTAGCATGTCTTCATCATCACGATCAAACAAACTAATCATAGCTGCCCGACGAATACCACCAGCAAGTACAGCATCTGCAATAATACAAGCCATGTCATGCACTTCAATACTCTTGAGCTTACGACCAACAGCAGGGCGAAGCAGTGCAATCAGTTGCTCCACACAAGCCTTCAAAGGAGCATGACCCGGCGCTTGTCCACCAGTAGTTACAAGCTCACTGCCTTTTTCACGAATATCCCGATAGTCAAAGATAGGGAGAGTACCTGCGTTGAAGAATGCCTTAGCAACCACCTTGATTGCATCACTCCAACCAACAATACTATCTTGAACTTGGAACTTATATTCCATGTCACTCTCAGGCTGCTTCACTTTAGGCAGCTTACTTACATGTCGCTTCTGTACAGAGTAGCCCATACCTGTGCCACCTAGCAGCAAGAACATAAGTTCACTGAAGAACTTTGGAGATTCTGCTGGGGCGTACGCACAGTTAAAGATGCGCGCTTCGTTCAATAGAATAGGACGACCACCAAATTGAAGGGAACGCATACTAGGAAGGACACGTTTAGTATGCACAAAATCCTTGTAAACTTGGTCAATCTTTTCAGTCATGCGTGGGTACTTCTCTTTATGCATGGCTGCATTACGATTCACAATTTCTGCCCAGTTTTCTCGGCGGGATACCTCTGGTACGAACTTACTATATTTGTTGAAGACGGTGATGTCTGCTAGTGCTTGCTTATCCATTTTATTCCTATTACTTGTTATTGTTAATATTGCTCTTACGTTCTTCATCAAACTTCTTATATTCTTCAGCGCTCTTGAGACTGCCGGAAGCGTTGTAGCAACTGCCGCGAATACTGACAAGCATATCATTCATAGCTTGAATATTCTTTTCCTCTTGCTGCCAACCTTCTTCTAGTTGGCTGTCAGGTAGTTCTGCGCGACTAGCATCCCAATCAAGGCTGTCATTGTCGTTTAGATGCTCCTCCCAATCCCTTACTTTGAAGGAGAGTTCTGCAACTTCTACCATAAGCGTAGGATCAGTGTAGCTTGTCATAACTAGACGATCTGTGATGCTGCTTCGATTACTATTGCGAAACTCACTATCAATCCTCACTTCACCGCACAGCCGATAACCTACAACAATTTGGTTTTGTAGGTTACGATGTTTGTTCGCAATATACATTACAGGAAAATCTGTGTCAATACCGCACTCATGTGCATACTTGGCAACAATGCTGTCATTCTTAATTTGTACGACTTCAAATTCTGTCATATGCGACAATTCGTCTACTAGCTTTAGGTCGCTAACCGAAATGCACAACATTAGTAAGCCTTTCCACCAGCAGCTTCACGAGACTCTTTCTTATGGTCCAGCCGATTTTTATTGTACTCCATTTTCTCCACAACCGCACCACCCAAATCCATATTGTAAGCACCAGCTAAATCACAAATGCGAATTAGTGCGTCTGCCAACTCTACTTCTCGCATATCTCGGTGAGGGAGTTTGTCATCAGGGCAGTCTTTACGATCACCCTCCATTGATTCAGAAATCTCACTGTGAATCAGGCATAGCTTGTTGGAAAAACACATAGGATTAAGAGTCGTGCTATTACCTTCTTTGTCAGTCCACCAACCAGCATCAAAAGAGGCTTTGTGGCAGGCATCTACTACATCGTTAATTTTATTTTTCATATCTTCCTTATAAGTTTCTTCGTAGTAACCAATGCGATGCGCTGGAACTTTCATACAAACTCCTTACGTTCTTCCAACGTCTTGTTATTAAAATCTATCTGCACTTGCTCTAGAAACTTGCTAAACAGAATACGAGCTTCAGGAGTCATATCATACTTGCGCCCTTGGTCAAGAGCTATTACATAGTCGTCTTCAATGTCTTTGATAGAAATCTCCCAAGGACAAACTGCTAAACCTACAGAGTTGAGAACTCTAAAATTACATTCTTTCAGGTACTTGTTATATCTATGAAGAGCACTATCTTCAGTGTATTCAGATTTTGGAAAACACATTGGTAGGTACATCGTATTCCTCCTTAAAACATATTCCCAAACGCGGGCATTTCTAATTGCTGGTCAACAAGCCATTGTAACAACTCTGGCATCTCCTTGTAAGGAAGACTTGTATTATACGGCACATTCGTAGTTCCTACAAGCATTGTTTCTGGAGTTATTACAGCTTTCACTCCTTGTTCAGGACTGTCAAAGATTACAGGGAATTTCCCTTGTGGGATAATTGCCACATGACCGTTACTTAGACAAATAAGAACAAGTGGCAGATTGTTAATCTTGATAGTGATTTGTTGGTGCATTATTTGTTTCCATATTCACTTTCTAGCCAGTCTAAAGAAATAAACAAGGGGTCGTAGCTACCATTCTTTACTCGGTGCTTGACAACAATACCCCGCCAATGGTAATTTCCTTGCTTACCTTTGTAGTGTTCCTCATGCACATAACCTGCCCCGACAACCAAGCCCCACTGCTGTTGCCCACTGGACGGCAGAAATCGTGTAGCTACGTCAAGAGTTTGGCGATGACCCATTGTAAAACTTTCCCCGACAGTTTTCAGCATATTATTTGCTGTACCTGTTAGTGCTCGACCTGTCATAACATTTGGGAAATAATGACAATAGTTGATACCGTCAATATTGATTGGGGTAAGAAACGGGACAACTTCCCAACCAAATTTCTCGTATTGCAACAGCGACATATCCAAGAAACCCTCAAGTTTTGGGTTGTTATTTACATACCGAGTAAGGCGGTCTTCGTGATTCCCCAGAGTGATAACCATGCGAGGGTTATACACTTTCTCGCCAGCTAACTTCTGTTCTGCTTGCAATTTACGAAGAGGGTACAATAGTTCTTCCATGCCGAGAATAGACGCTTCAATGTCAGCCAATACTCGTTTACCTTCAGCAGACTTCTTTCCCTCATCCCACTGAGAAAGACTCTCCCAATCACAAAAGTCACCAAGGTGTACTATAACCTCTGGCTGCTTTCGTACAATATATTCACCAATCCATCGAAGATACTCTAGGGAGATTCCCGGACGTACTTGGCTGTCTGGAATAACCAAGTGAGTAATGTCCTTTACTTCATTCTCCTTAAAAACCTCATCAAAATAATCCTGCGAGGCATCTTCCTTAGTCTGAAAGTATTTCCTGAGAAAATCGCTTAATGTACTCTTGGCTACGTCAAGTTGGATGCTAATATCACGCCAACTCATTACACCAGTGTTTGCCAGCATTATTGCGTCTTGTTTCCAGTCCTTAGTCATCAGATTTCCTTCATCTTATAATCATAAGCAGCTTGCAAAGCCTTAATCAGCTTCGGAATGTCTTTGTCGTAAATACCAACCTTATCACCATCGGCTCTAACAATCACGTAACGTTCACCTTTTACTAGCTCAACAGATTCTTCTTCATCATACAAATTCAAATAAGAGAATCCTTCAATATAATCTTCTCCATCACAATCAACTCGCTTATACATCTTCTTCCCCCTTATTAAAAATTTCCATCAGAGCCTTCCTACGCTGTTCAGGATTTCTACATACGTAGCCATTCAAGTCTAGTAGAGCTTGCATTTTACTCTTGTTAGCTGGTTTCAGCAAGTCAATAATAGTTTTTAATGTCCGTGCTTCTTCAAAGCTAATTTGTTGTGCGTCAGCCACTGTCCAAATGTCGTGGCATACTTTATCTAGCACTCTCAAATTATCCACTTCACAATACAAGTTATTGGCAAAAGGTCCAATGTCCTCAACACTGAGAATACTACCTGCTGCAACAGGGTGATGGTCAACAATGACATTTTTAGCATTGTGCCACTCACCACAAATTGCGCATTGATATTCCCACTTCTGGCGCTTGTTCGGGCCTTTGTAGGGCCGTCTTGCAAGCTCTAATGCTTCAGACCGTGGGGGCCAGCGCAAAGACTTAGAGCGTAATGCTGAACGAATCCAAGCAAGGTATGCACTCTCGGTCATTGTTCCACCACAACGCACAAGATGCTCTTTAGGCTTCTTTGTCGCCATATTTCTCCTTCAAGGATTCATACAATTTTCTCTCTTGTTCTGCTTTAGTAAGCTCAGAAGCAGCCAATTTCTTAGCCGCCTTTTCCTCAGAACGCTTCTTTTTCAAATCTTCTTGAACAACCCTCTTATTATATGTAGAGTCATCTTCAATCATTCTTACACTGAGGTTTACCTCGTAAGCGTTGTCATAGCCATAATAGTCATATGTCAGGAAAGCATCTTTACCATGCAAACCTATTAATTCGTCTACAACCACTTTCAAGTCTTGTAGAGACAGATTATCAAAGTTAACATCAGGAACAACAACTTCTGTCCACGTTCTACGCTCAAGCATATTCACTCTCCAGTAAAGCTATCAAGCACCTCAATAGCATTCATCGCACTCATAATTTCATCAGCATTCTCACAAGTGAACGGGTAATCTTGACCTCGGCGATAGACATTATACTTGCCGTTTTCGATTGCGAAGAAGTGTTTACTAGATGCTGTGAAATCTGCGATGATCCGCATGATGTCAGGGTTGGCGTCCTCGTCGTAGTCTTTTACATATTCACTGGAAGGGATTACAACCCAAGTGCCCTCGCTAATATGCTTTTCAGCCCACTTAGAATCCCAATAGGTAAGAGTATCTGTAGCATCGTTATACGTCACAATACCCTTATCAGGTGCAATGGCTGTAAACGTACCAATCGTTTCAGGATGCTCCACATGATAGTATTTAAAGCTGTGTGGAACAAATTCTTTTTCTTCATTTCGCATTTTGACAATCTCATAAAGATAGTTCATCAGATCAGGCTCTTGTTCATCTTCTGGTTCTTCTATGATTTTCCAAGCACCATTCTCCACAAATTCTAGAGCATCAATCTTGCTATAATACCCATTACAACACCGATCACCATATTTACCTTTCCAAGTGACAAGCACATTCGTGGCATCGTCCTCTGGCACTTTACATGTGTACACATTCCCATCAGTGTCTTCACGAACTTTAGTTACGAAATTAAATGTACTCGGCAACTTAGACTCTCGCACAATATTCCACTCACCATCTCGGATTGCATCGTCTACAAGACCTTTGCAATACGTTCCAGATGCGTTCTCATAGTCCCATTTGACAGAATAAAAATATGGATTATCACCAATAGGCCAAATGGTTGCGTATTCGTTGCGGGAATTTTTGATGCGGATTTGGTTGTTCATTAGTGTGCTACTCCTAGTTTGGTTAATACTGCTTTTACATCTGTTGGCTTCTCGTCATAAGCTCGAAGCATCTTAGCAAGATTAAAGTTTTCTTGCAACACATAAAGCCAATCTATTTCAATTTCATCTTTACGCCAACCAACAATCTTCTTTGGTTGTGGATAGAGTGTCTTGTAACCTAACACAAGAGCTTCAAATGCTTCTTTGTCATTGGTGCAATCTTTGAGCAAATCATAAGACTTTTTCTCGCCCCACTTCATATCACTAGCCGAGTTAGCAGCATAGTTATCTGATTCATCAGAATCCAATACCTGCTGATACAGCCACATCCTTCCCCTACCCTTAATATCGCCCTTATCATTTGGTTTGAGCCAACCAAATCCATCATATGAGCAAACACCTTCCTGAGTATTTGTATTGTACATATGACCAGCACACTGGAGGTAGTCCTTATCAACAAACGCTAGAATATACTTGTCTTTATCAGACTTGGTTTTCAACCACTTCTTGTAAGCATTGTAACTATCAATAGAGCAAGCATCGTCTGCTTCGACACCTGTCACGATTTCACAACTGTGGTGTTTCCGTAGATACTCTTTTAGCTCATCAAGGTGCAGCGGTCGAAGATTACCATCTCTATTTCCTTTGTACTTCAGGATGGTTGAAATGTCTTCCCTAAACACTTTCCCCTTACCAGAGTATCCATAATAGTTTGATGTACCCAACACTTCACAAGTTGACTTAATCATCTGCTTGACAGTGTGAAGACAATTCTCAATTGGTTCTGGAGTTTGCACATCAACTACATCAAACTCTTCTGGAAACCGTGGTGAGTCTGCACCTTTGTTGTAATCAGCAAGCCACCCACCAGCCTTCTTCTTCCAATGACCCCAGAACAATGTTCGTGTGTCAAATTCATATTCATCACCAGATTGCCGATGAATAATCTTCACTGTTCGGGTTTCTCCAACACTTCCCGCTGCATACAAGATTGGATCGTAATCAAAAATAACTGTTGTCATAACTCTCCTAACAAAACAGCCCTCACAACCCGAAGATTGCAAGGGCTAGGCTATATTACATAATCATCAGAAGACGCTTGCTAATAGGGGCAAACGGAATGTCATCGTCCATGTCAGCAAAGGATGGGGAAGGCCGTTCAGGTTTCTTAGGTGCTGCTTTAACCTTTGGAGCTTCTACAACAACCGCACCACCCTCAGGACCATTGGGGTACTTCTCACGAATCTCAGCCAAGTCTTTGTCACCTTCTACAATCTTCTCGTAGATTTCCTTAGCCTTATCAATTAATTCCTTTTCATCCTGACGCTCACGTACAGCAACCTGCATATTAGAGCCTTCGTAATCTACAGCCAGAACAATCTTACGCAAATCACTAATACGCAGCAGGTCAAACTTAGCTACACCACCCAAGTCTTCACGAGGTTCAAGCAAATCGTCGTCATCAAAGTTAACAGAGATTGCGGGAATTAGTGCAGGCTCAGGATTCATACCCTTCATCAGTGGAACAGGACTTTTAAGTTTGGTATTCACATAAGTATTACCGTCCTTCTCAGTCTTCTTCACCTCGACATTGTACATGAATGGCTTACCAAGCAGCATGTTAATATCATTGTGCTTAGGATTTTTATAATCCGCTTTCAGCATCGTATCAGATACTTTATCGCCTTTTTCATCCTTTACAACAGAAGCAATCTTGCACCATGCTGAAGCTGGGGCCAGAGTCCAAGGCTTACCTTTGATATAATTACCATCAGGATCACGAGGGGCAACAGTGGTGAAGTTTAGACCTTCAGTCATACCACGACTGACTTGGTGCAGAGGCAGACGAATGTTCTTCACACCAATGTCACCTTCATAATCGTGAGTTTGAGTCAGAAGGTCAACATACACACCAACACGCTGTTCAGTGTCTTTACCCTCTTTGGGGAAGATTACTTTATCATTACCATCTTCATCTTGTTCACGTTTACCGTTGCTGTCTTTAGCAAACTTAGGCAGCTTCTTATGGCTTCCGAGGTCCACTAGCAGGCCGACTTGAACAGGTTGCAGACCATCTTCTGGAATAATTGGTACGAACTCCTTACGTTCCGTTTGATTTTCATTTTGTGGTTTATTAGAGCGGGGCTTGAAACTCATTGTTTGTTTCCTTTAATTTAAATTGCACAAAGCCGTGCAAGGCATAGAGCAAACTTCTGTTTGCAATTCTTTATTACATAAAACTCTTAATCACCCAACCAACTGCCAGAGCCGTCAGAGGGAACAAGATAGAGTAGGTCATACGTTTCTGTGCAACGTCATCTGGCTCGATGCAGATAGTGTGACGAGAACACATATATCTAGCTGTCATTGTCAGACCAACAGCTTGCAAGAATCCTAGCAGAGGTAGTGCAAAGATTGGAACCACAAACCATTGCCACAGTTGCTGCACAGCATACCCACTAAGAAAGAACGATATAGCTACTACAGCAGATGCTCCAAGAAACTTTAGTAGTTTTTCCATCTACTTCTCCTTTAAATTATTACTACAATAAATTCTGGAGGCTCCCGGAGGTATCGAACCCCTTGTCATCCATCCTCCTATTTAATGACAACGCTGTAGAAGAACGTTGGAGGGACGGGAGCCATTGAAACAACATTATACGCTCATTTAAACAGCTTGTCAACAAATTCTTTAAGAAATTTAACAAGAATTTGTTCTAGCAACACAATCACCACAACGACAATTGTACCATAACAAAGCACTTCAAACAAGCTCATAAAATTCCTCTAAGAAGTTCTCACGCTCAACCCACTCATCAGAGCCATCTTCGTCATAGATGATGTAGACGCAATCAGTGGTGGGATTGTAGTCAGTTAGTGTCACAGTGAACTCACCATACACCAAGCTATGCTTGTCGTCCCATTTGCTGCCAAGTTTTAGTTTCATTTGCTACCCTCAAAGAATCCAGCAATCCAAAGGTTAAGAAGCATCATTGATGCACAGAAAATAGCACTGCTCCAATTTGATTCATTAAGACAGGCACCTACGCAAATTGCGGAAATTATTGCCATAGTAATTTGAAAGCGTTTCATTGTTTATTCCAGTGCTTAAATTCATCAGCGAAATACTTAACCTTATTCATGTCATACTCGATTGACACACCTTCTTTACCTCGTCCTTGTGACGATTCGTAAGCTCTACGGCATGCTTTAATGATGTTGAATAAATCCGCGTCATTTCCAACCACTACCCGGATTATATCCCCTAGCTCACAGACCAGTGTGTCACCAGCTTTGTTAGTAATTGTCAGTGCATAGTAGCTAGACGATCCTCCGTCAGATACAACAGGCTTGTCAGCAATTTGTACATCTTTTTGCGACAGAATTACCCAACCATCTGCTTCCGACATAAATGAGAAAATTTCTTCAGCGTTACAGTTACTCCAACTTGGGTAAGTGTACTTTTCATCCCACACAATATGGTAAGAGCCATCTGGTTTCAATAGGGCAGTGTGTACCCAATCACTTTCTGGGTCGTGCTTAAATTTAAATTCTTCTGGAAGATTCATTATTTCTCCTTAGTTAGTTCATTATAACGCTTCAAGAATTCCTTCTTAGCCTTCTCAGCATTCCAAGGAACAATCTTCTTAGCATAAGGCTCAATCTCTGCTAACCCAGCCCAATCACTCGCATGTGGCTGTAGGTCACGAATCTCCGCAGCCAGCACTTGCAAGTCTGCCAGCTTGATAGAGCTATGCATAGGAAACGGAATACCCATCTTGCCAAACATATATTTCTCTACTTTGATTTCCAGCTTCTTGTATTCTTTCATAAGCTGCTTCAAAGGGCTAGACAAGTCGCCTACAAAGCTCTCCGACATGTCGTGTAACAGACCACTCAACGCATACTTCTCAGGTACAACGTAGCTAACGATAACGCTATGCTGGGCAACACTGTAATGTTTCTCAATAGAGCCATTGAAACGACAAATACGGCTCAGGTTATGTGCAATGTCTTCTATCGTATAGCTGCTCTGTTCCATGTCTACGAAGTCAAAACAGCCACCTGACAAAAGTTTGATTTTATGTGCGCTCATAGACAATTCATTTCAACGGCACATATTTAGTATTTCGCGTCTCAAATTCTCCCGTAGCCTCATCATAACTCACAACATATGATGTGTAAATAAAAGGTTCATTATTCAGGTATTTTGCAGGATGATCTACGACAACCACGGTTGCACTATAATTAATCTCAATATCACTCAGCAGAGCGGAATAGTGGACAACAGGCTTGACCCGCTCCTTGTTCTCTGTAATGTCTTTAAAATAATCCAGATCGTTTTTGTATTCCATGTCATTCTCCTTTTAAACCTACAAACCAACAATATAATCTTTATTCTCAACCATTTTGTCAACAATCTTCTTCAACTCGGCAAGATTGTAACCCATCACGATATACTCAGCAAGCTTACTCATAACATCATGGTGTTCCTTGAAAGGCGCTACAACTTCAGAGAAAGCCTTAATATCATAGTTACCATTGCTTATTAGTAGTTTCAGTGCAATATAAGGTGGCAAGATTTTCTGTGCATCAAATTTCATTTTGTTCTCTTTCGTTATGTTCAATAGGTTCATTGTATTCCACAACAAAACTCTCGTCAAGCATTATTTCTAACTCTTTCTCCATCTTGCTCATGTTAGCCATGATGCCCATGCGCTCTCTGTAAATGTCCGTAGGTTGCCAATGGATGTACAAATATTCATAAGCCCACAAAACGACCAACTCAGCATTGTAAGTCCTCGTAATCATTCCGTCAAGCTCTTTTACAATACGACCTATCGGCCAGCCTTCTGGAAACTTGTGCTTCTTCGGAAATGTGACTTCTATTTTGTTCTTCTTAGCCACATTGTCAGCACGAGAAGGCTGTGTCAATACAGCAGCAATAGCTTCGTCAATAATAGGCCCGTAGAGCGCCTTGTTTGCCTTAGAAGGTGGCTTAGAAGCCTTCACAACGCTCTTGAGTACATTGCGTCTGTTCCATTGCTGGCGAGGATGTTTTAATTCGGATTCTTTTAGGGGCGGCCTACCCCGCCTACGTTTAGTTGGTTCTTCCACAATTAATAATCCTCATATCGCAAGAAGCCAATTTCATCAAAATAACCAGAAGGGTAATTAAATATATTGGTTGTTCTTATACGACTTCTCATGTAAGCTACTCGTTTATAGTCATATATACCATTAGAGAACACATGTGTGAACTGAGCACCAGCACAGGCATCCTCTAATGATCTTTCGTCAATCAATCTAATCATGGCGTTGTTGTCATATGCAATAGATCTTGTGCGAGTATTAAGAGTTCCTCCAGACAACTCTGATTGTAGCAACGGCTTCAACTCGCTCCACGTACAAAAGAATCCAATAATAGCATCTGGATTATTAATTGCAATATACTCAGCTTTACATAACTGATACTCCAATGTTTTAAGAGTCATTCGTATCCACCATGATATTCCTTGTACTTTCCAAACGTTTTCTTACAGCATTTACAAACTGACCAATACTCTGTAGATGAACAATAATCATAGCCTCCGCTAAAATAACGTTCCTTCAGTTCAAGTTCTTCATGTGGACAATTCTTATCACGTAAGATGAGAAGATTATTGACAACATTATTCATCTTAGTAAGCTGCTTCTGCTTACGTGCAATTTCTTTCAGCAGTGCTTGCCATTGATCGCTGTCAAGAATGTCATTAACGATTTCCATACTCATCCCTCCATTTATAATAAGCCTCGTCTTCCTCTGCTGTGAAGAAGCCACTCATCCATGCGTCAAATTCATCTGTGTCGCTTTCGTAAGGACAAGAGGAAATGTCCTTGTCATTGAACATATAACAGCGATAGCCTTCTTGGAAGGGCTTCATAGTCCTCTCCCAAAGTATCTGTCAACGTGATCATCTTCGCCCCAGCTTCGGAAACTCTTTTCAGGCTCTTGTGGCTTACTTTCAGGCTTCTTTACTTTAATCATCATAATAGTTTCCCAAAACTCAGCTTGTGCGAGAGTTGTCCATATTTTACCATCGTCGTTCTGGTAGCATGTGATTTCTTTGATTGTCATTTCAATTCCTCTGGAATAATTGGCACAGAATTGTGCTCCCACCACTCACTACCATCGTACTCTCCACGACTACTCCAAGTACCGTCCTCATACCAAATGGTTCCGTATAGTTCTTGACCGCCGTAGCCACTGTCATACTCAAAGTCCATTCTATTGAGAAAACCGTTAAAGTCTTCTTGTCGGTATCCAATTTTTAAAAAAGCATACGTTGTGGCATCATCATTACAGTTGTCTTCTTTAAAAATAAGAACAGCTTTAATTTTTAAGCGTACTGCTTTAATGTGTTCAACAAATTCATCTCGTGCGTTAGTGTCATTCATTGTCATTCTCCATTAGAGATTTATCAGGAATGCGTTGCCACTTGTCTCCGTTGTGCACATAGTCAGGCATAGTCAATATCACTATATTCGTTATTCCAACTAAGATCCTCATAAGCCTCACGCAAAGCCTTCTTCAAGGCAATTTGATTGCGGACAAGGAGTGCAAGGTGTTTCTTGTGAGCTACTACGAGTTTGTGAGCCTCATTGGCATCCTCTGAACATCCCAACATTCGGTCGTTGTCACGTAGGGCTTTGTTATATTCAATACCTTCCTCATACATCCGAATACTGTTCCGATTAATACTAATCAGGCTCTGCAAAATCTTTGGCTGCATATCAATTCCCTTTCATAATTTGTTTCAGCGTCTTCTGAATAGCTACATAGTCTTTGAGTTTACTACGCAGACGTTTCAGGTAGTTGTGGTAGTGAAATTCTACTTCCAGTTCGTTGTTAAAGTCTGCTAGAGCTTTCTCATGTTTAAAATTCTGAATGTCAGACTCTAGGAGGAAGATGTCTTGAGCGTTCATTCGGAGTTGCTTTTGGATTGCGCTTTTGTTGACCGTCATTTTGTTCCTTTTGGTTAGGTGCCGTGCCGGGTAGTATATCCAGCACCTTGTTGATTCAATTGTTCGATCATTTTAGCACGATATTCACAAGCTAGTTTAAATGCTTCGTCGTATCCGTATTTACGAATATTGAAAGCTTTCTCATGCCTGTTACCATTCAAATCGTGCCATTTAGCTCTGAAATGGTAATTTACTTTATCGTCACGAAGAATCACCCCAACCACGCCTGTCTTGTTGTTCTTTCCCATACCACGATTACGTTGATTCCGTGGCCTGTCAACAACTCGCAGATTACTTATCTTATTGTTAGTGGAATTTCCAAACTCATGGTCTATGAATTCACCTTCCAACAATAAAGGGTTGTGTAGCTCCCATACGATTCTATGTCCTTTATACACACCTCCGTCTACTCCAACAACCCAATAGTTATTAGAGTCTAAGAAACCTGCTGCGTCTCCAGCACTCACACAAACAACTTCCCCGCCCTTACCTCTACGAATTTCTACTTTCCACCTAAGGCAACTTGGTGAAGTCTCATCGTAGTAGAGCCAATCGCTCCAGTTTAGACTTGGCTTGATTTCATAAATCATATGTCCTCCAACTGACGAATTAGCTTTCGCTTCTTTACAATCTTGCGGGCTTCTTTAATCTTCTCAACCATCTCCAAGTTATCACGTTTCTGGTAGTAAATCAGAGTGGTTGAGATTAGTTGCGCGTTACTTGCTTCTACATGGTTGGCAAGTTCTTCTACTGTACAGCTTTGGTAATCAAATGACATAATGCTCCTCTTAAAGATAACATTATACCACGAGTTGTGGTTCTTGTCAAGAGCTTACTTTAAGTTAGTGTACATCTCTCCAACTGCCTTCAAAACTCATCTTACCTTCTGCTGCAAGAGGCAGGGCTAATTTAAGATATTTGCCTGCTTCTACAATAGCTTTTTCTGTAAGAACTCGGACTTCTTCCTGAATGCCATCTTCTACCAACCAACTATACTCATCATGGACCATCGAAATCCTGATAACATTGCGTCCTTTATACTTGTAGTAAGGTCGGCCTAGCTCATCCAAGTACATCTCACCAAGCCATGCATCCATAAAGCAAGCTGCATAGGACATAGCCACAGCACCTGTGCCTTGCCCAAGACATGACAGCAGAACATTCTTACCTCGTACAGAAATCATACGTCCATCAATTCCCGGTATGTACTTACTTTTGCCAGTTGTGGTGTAATATTTCTCTGCTGCCTCTTTCAGCTTACCTAGTCCAGCATTCTTTTCCCAATAACTATCATAGGCTCGTTTACCTTCAGCTTTTGACAAACCTAAGCTACTAGCTAATTTTGGAGCACCACCACCGAACGCCAGCAAGTATGCACCAGTTTTTGCCTTGTTACGCCACGGCTTAAACTTATGATCCTCTTTATTCTCAGGATTGTCAATATCAAACTGCTTGCTAAGTTGTGGGAAGAAAGCAAAGGCATTAAAACTATGCGGATCACCTTCAAGCTGCATCTTCGCAAATGCTCCACCGTCATACTTAAATGTGTGATGGGAGAGAGTCCTATTCTCTAACGCAGCAGCATCTGTACCTACGTACCAATAGCCTTCTGGTGCGTAGAACAAATCCCGCATCTCTGCACCTAACAGAACGTTGTCGCTGGCCTTCGGGCAATTTACAAGGGTACGATGTTTTACCCTTGAGGTAGGCGCATATCCACTAATTTCTGCACTTAGCTTACCATCAAACTCCATTCTCCAGTTATTCAACCAGCCTGTTACAACACCTAGACGATTACGATAGGATAAAAACTTCACAACCTTACTAGGAATTTCACCTTCCAGTTTTAATAGGTTGGGGCAGATTTGTCCTTGGTGCTGAATCTTAGGCGTAGTTTTAATAAGCTGTCCTGTTGCCTCATCACGCATTGGCTTGCCTGTAGCAGGGTCTTTTTTGAAATTCCAAAAACCGTCAGCTGCTACCCAGCCATTATCAATAAACCACTGTTTTAGTTCTTGGTTATCCTCAATTTCCATAGGTAACTTAATATCAAGAATATCGTTCGCCACCAGCTTCTGCTTCATTCCGTAGGCGTGTACAAACCGCTCACTATCAAGAGTTGCATTATGCTTCTCAAGCCACTTCTTTAGTGCCGCACTTTCATCCCCATTCTTAGCATAAGGTTTGGCTGGCATCTTATAGAAAGCCTGCTCTGCTGTCTTTAGAGGGCGATTAGGTAGTTTTGGGTCAACCTCTGCCTTGATCTTTGCCATCTCTGTGCTAACATGCTCAACAAGTTTCTTTGCGCGCTCTTGATGGAATGGCGCTCCAGAATATGCTTGTGCCGAGTATAGGAAATAATCCTTCTGCATTTGTCTAAAGCTAGGATGAATCCATTTATCTTCTCCGTACATATCTACAGCTTTTTGCCACTGTCGGTTAAATACGCCAATTGTGGCATCAACGTCTTCGTCGCAATACTGATCCATGAGAGGATGATAGAAGGAGAATTCAAACCCTTTCGGATCATCCTTTTTCATAGCACCAAGCTCAATCAGTTTTTCACGATAGGCCATCTTCTCATTCTCAGAACCACGAGAAAGATACTCAAGAGAGTGAAAAGGGGAGTCTGGAGAAAGGTATTGAGAACATACATAGCAATCGTAAAACTGTACTTGCTTGTCCGCGATCCAGTCCTTACCTTTCTTACCCACTTGTGGTTTTAAGCCTAACAGTTTCCAGAAAAGAAAGTGGTCATATCCTAATCCGTTAAAAGAGACTACAAGAGCACCATCCTCAAAACTATCAACCCACTCCATCACTTTCTTATAGGTTTCTTCTTTAGTCTCTCGGAAAGGGTAGACGCTCAGAGAACGAACGCCGTCCAGAGTCTTGAAGCGAATATACCAAATCTTTGAAGCCTGCAAATACAAGTTATTAGCTTCCGCGTCTACACACCAGCCGTTCATTCGTTCTCCTTAGTTTAAATATAAGATGGAGCGTTCTGTGCTTGCCAATCTTCCAAATCCCACAGTTTGTGCTTTTCCATCTCATAGAAGTATTTACCTACCATGCCTGTATCACCAACCCCACGAGCCTTACTCAGCTTCATTACAGTGGTGTTGCGTTCTTCCTCTGTTTCAGCGTCCTTATTTCGCATCAAGATCAAGTTTACACCACCAGACTTGAAGATGGTGGAACTTCCCATCATATCTTCCTCTGAAAGCTCTGCGCCCTTGCTGTTAGCCTTCTGACCTTGACCAGACTTGCGGCTGTGATTAACGTTCACAAAAGTGATGCCCTTCTTCATCCAGCCCTTCATCCAGCCCATAAACTTAGCCTGTTCTTCCTCTCCAAGCATGTCAAATACATCTTGAATTGGATCAATGATGATGATTTTACACTCAAGGCTAACAATTAGGTACTCTACACGTTCTTGTAAAGTTTCAGCTTCGGCGTCAAGGATGTAGAAACGTGGATTGCCATCAGCATCATAGAACAATTCTTGTTGCAAGTCAAGAATGTCCTCACGCTCAATAAATCCCAACCGTTCTTCTACAGTCTCAAACAAATTCATCTTAACTTGTGAGTAAGAGGACAGAAGATTAACTCCGTACTCTCCCTCGCAGGTTTCCATCGGAATAATTCCAACCTTCTTGTCTGCTGTCATAATCCAGTGGAGAGTCATTGCATCCACATGGGTAGACTTGCCAGTACCACTAGCACTCAAAATATTAAAGATACAAACTGGAAGCCCACCCCGCAGCTTCTTCTGTAATTTATGAAGATATGGTGGAAGGGACAAACGGGGTTTACTCAGAAACTCCCGCATCTTGTCAGTAATGTCTGTAGAAGCTGTAATACCGTTCGGAACGTATTTCTTGGCTTTCAAGAAGTCTTGAATAAATTCCTGTTGTTTATTCTTTTCTACGTAGATGTCCGCATCTTTATACCGCATACGCATGATCCATACACGCCCTTTAGGCAAGACCTTAACAAGCTGCTCAACAGCCTTCTGTCCAGCTTCATCCTCATCCATGCAGATGATAACTTTCTTAAACTGGTTGAAGAACTCATATTGTGCTTGCACTTGCTTGTGCGCGCCAGACTCCCCTAAAGTAGAACAAACTACAGCGGTCGTTTCGTAATCAAGTTTACCACGAGCGGCTTGATTGTCATAGAGCATCTGGTAAGAATTTAATGCTTTGGTTTCGCCGCCACTTATGATGCAAGTGCCAGTGTGAGTCTTGAACCGAAACTGAAACACCATATCACACTCTTTACCAACTTGGCCTACTGGTCCTGCAAAGTCTTTTGGGAGTCGGCGAGTGCGATAGCCACTAAGCTCCCCACTAATAGTTGTAGGAACATACTGCTTAACTACTTCGCCAGTGATTTCATCTAATTCATAGCGCACACCAAAGAAAGTATTCGTGCTGTTTTTAATTCCACGATAACCTTTTCCGTCAGTGGTTGTATAACCTTTAATACGCTCATTATCTTCTGCCGTAATTTTTTCTCGTGTACTCACTTCTTCAAGCTCCTCATAATCCTCATCATCCCATCCCATTGCTTCCCTATGCTCTTTACTAGCAATAGTCCAGCCACAAGCGAAGCAATGGGCGCTCTCCGTACTTCCATACACTTGTAGGTTATTCCGGCTATTATCACCACCCTTACGGATGCAACCGGGACAACCTACCTTACCATCTCGCGTCAAATCAATACCATACTTCTCAGCAATGGCTGACATTATCTCTCCTAAACAACCCGCCCTTAAACAATTTCCCCACTACCCACCCAATAAATCCTACCACTACCCTCATCCACTCTCACCTCATCAATCTCCACCATCCTCTGAACAAGCCGTTCCAATACACCCTTCTGCTCATTGTACAGACCGTAGCGATAGTAGGCAAGCTTTTTGTAATACTCCTCAGAATTTGAGCATTTGCTTGGATATGGCTTTTCAATTTCCGTCATTAAGCCTCCTGATTATTCTTTACGAGAATTTCCTGTTCATCATTTGCCAAGTTTTTACAGTCAGACATATCTTCATTCATTTGGTTGTCGAACGCTTCACACAACATAGTATAAGTTTTCTCAGATAATTTACTATCTTCCAAATTCATTTTCCTATACAAGTATAGGTAATCTTGGTATCCAAAATCACTTAACCAAGCGTCACACTCAATACTACACCAAATATTATCCATCAAGCCTCCTGATAAAGTGCGCCAAGTTTATTCACAAGTTTGTCGTATTTCTTTTGCAATTGGTCATAGTCATATTTGGCATCTAGCAGAGCATCTTCATGATCTTCATAAGTGATGTACTCACCAAATTCACGTTCAATGCGATTTACATCATCACCAATGAAATCTTCAAAGTCATATCGCTTAACCATTACAATTCTCCTCTACTTTAATGTACGCAACGCCATAAACATATTCATACTCGCACATCACTTCCAGAACAGCATTAGCTGGAATATTCTGTGCAAGCCACTGAGCAGCTTCCTCACAAGATTTGTCAGAAATAGCTGCAATCCAGTTGATTTTCAAGTCTTGACGGATTGTTTGCTTGGTCATATTATTTTCCACTCAGAAAGCCAATATATTCTTTAGTAAGATCAGCATAACCCCGACGTAGCCGGATAAGCTCTCCCATCAAACGCTTATCCAAAGCCTGTTCTGCCATAATTTCCTTCTTAGCTTTCTTTAACATGGGATGGTTCCAATCACTATAAAGAATATCCTGAGAGATTATGTAGCCTTTCCTATCAATACGTGACTGAAGCTGTTGCACAATTGATTTCATTTTATTCTTCCTCATACTGAAAACTTACTTCACCACAATGTTTGCAAACTGTTATCATATGACTATAACCACTAGCCAAAATTGTCTCATAAGTATCAGGCTCCCAATACTCATTGCAGTAACTACAGCGAAGCATACCATGAGGCTTCCCATTTCGCAAGTTGTATGGTTCTCCTGCGAATTCGTCGTAAAGCTGGAGACAGAGTTTAGCCCTGCTTTTCTTTCGCATAATTCTCTCCGGGAATGGTTTTGCGATGCATGATCCAGCCACAGTATTGAGCACTCCATAGTTTACCATCTCGTGTTACGTGAGAGATACCTTTTTGCCAAGAGCGAGGCTCAAAAGTTACATTAACACTGTTATAAGGGTCAAGATCATCAGTGTGGCAATCGTGGCTACAGTGAGTTTGCTGTATCGGCGCAGCAGCATGTTGCATAGCACTAGCATGTTTACGCTCATCGTCAATCAGTCGTGCATACACTTCCAAGCACTTGTCAAGACCATAGTCCTCATTACGGAAGGAAACAGCGGCTGTACGAGCGCAACTCACTTTGATGGCGTCTTCTAAGCTGATGTTATCACCCATACAATGAGTTTCATCTAAGAAGTAAAACTGCTGTTCACCATTACCAATGTCAGCATAATCTACATCAATGTAAGGCAAATGCCATTCACCAGCTTTAAGCAATTGTGGAACACTCTGCTCAAGGGCCTCAAACATACAACGTGCCAATTCATGCAGTGTAGGGTCCGCTGCACTATCATTACGTAGCCAGAAGAAGTTGTCCCATTCGGTGCCAGAAATAACCGTCTTCATCATCTGGAATGGTTCTGTCAGACGATTGTACACTTGCTTGTGGTAGCCTGCGTTATAGAAAGCATCAGAAGCATAGACCATAGCGTCTTTAGCTTTAAGCCAAGCCTCTCCTGCACTGTACAACCCAAATACAGCAGCGTCAAAATCCACACCCTTATCTTGCATCCCCGGATTGGCTTGACCAAAACGCACAGGTTGTGCCGTAAGCTGTTCAGCCATCTTTGCAAATGGAATAGCTCGACTGCTGGCAGAATTAGAGCATAGCATTTTGTGCGTGAGTAATTCCGAGTGAATCAGACGAGGGTATGTTAGTTCATATGTTACAAGACGATTTCCTTGTTCATTTACACTATCTGCCAAAATCTTTGCTATAATTCCTGCTTTACCAATAACTTCAATCAATCTTTTCTCCTTAGTTTATGTATTCACACTACTTTAGCTGTATAGCTAATCAAGTAAATCTTCATACTCACACAGTCCCAACCCTACCGCCAAATCTCGTAGCGCCACAACTCCACCAGAAATATAATCTGAATTACTACCATTAGTTTTCATAGCCATCAAATACTCATCAAGGCTATCCTGAATAGCAGCTAACAAATCTTCCTTAGAAATGCTTGCATGAATCCATGTGTCATTGACTGTTTGCATCACACCACTTCCTCAATAAAACTATCGCAAAACACTTCCTTAACTCGCCAATTGCAGAACTTAATATCTCCTTCTAAATTGGCAGCCAGCATTTCAACATCGTCAATGTCCTCTGCTTCAACAATTACAGTATAATCAATAGCATATTTCTTCATTATACACTCTCCCAATTAGTGAGTTCTTCATAGTGCTCAGGATACATCATCTTAAATGCAAGGTCAAATGTCTTACTCTCACCAATACATTCTTGCAAGGTGTCACAATCAAAATCTTCAAAACACCTAATCATTTCTTGAAAGGCTTCACGTAGTTGTTCACCATCATCTGCAACAAGCTCCATAAGAGCAATCATCTTGCTTGCCAATTCACTTCCACTAGACCATCCCATTATACACCACACTTCCAGTTAGCGACATTTTCAGCATAGACAACATCCCGAAACACTTCCAAGAAATACTCAGCAGCTTCCTCACCATACGTTAGATGGTTGCCTTGCAGCAAATGCGTAGCAATATTTTCAAAGCTGTCAGGGTCTTCCCGGAAACGTCGATCCCATTCGCTAAAGGTTTGCTGGATGATGGCTTTGGTGAGGATAATAGTTTGTTCGTTGTTCATTTCAGTTCCTTAAGTGTACGATTTAATATAAGTGGCTTCCAGAGCCTCAATAACAATCTGGTCAGTGATTTTAACAAAACTTTTACCAGAAATCCCGACATACTTATTATTTACTAGTGCGTGATAGCTTCCGTGCTCAGTCTCAGTGATTTTTGAAAACACTTTATAAATCTCTCCAACCTTATACCAATTACTTTCTTCTCGCTTAGTGACAACAACATAATAACTCTCAGGCTCATTAAGGCGCTCAATTTCTTTCTGAATGGCATTCAATTGAGATTGCAGTTGTTGCAGCTTTTCTTCTTTGTTCATTAGATTTTCTCCTTAATATCCTTGAGTAGAAAGATAGAGCTTACCATCTTTACCAGTAGCATCAGTAAATGTCTTATCCGCTTGACAAATAGCGTCTGTCAAATCTGGTGCTATTTCTTCGTAGCTATAATCACCACTTTCACAAACAACAATACCTACAATTCCATCTTGTGCATCGTAATATCGTGGCACAAACTCAAGCCCTGCATCTTCAATTTCATTGTATTCCAAGCCAAGTTCATCCTTTGGCAAGCCTACAATAATAACAGCGCGATAATCTACACTCATGTAATTCTCCTTTAATTTCTATAATAAAAATAATGATCTTCCACTTTACAGCAATATGTCCCATAAGGCATCTTTGTTGTATTAAAGTAGTAGGCCATCTTCCCTACAACAGGCTCAATCATACGCACTTCAAAATACCTTGTCAACATTTCTTCTGTAAATTTCCAAGAATGTTGTTTTCTGCTCCAAGGGAAGGCTGAAGAACGTACAACTTTGCACAAAGATTTCTTGTCAATTCTAGCTCTATTTTCCACTACCTCTAGAACACCTTTAGCGCCCTTCAGAGAGCATCCTGAGCATTCCCTGTGCAAAGCCACTACAGCACAAGCTAAATCGCTCACAGCCTTACCAGACGCTTCTATTGACATTAGCAGAAGAAAGAGGAAGGCTGTGAGGGTTTTCTTCATTTAATCCCAAGACATTCTCTAACAGATTTTCTAGCCTTTGCTTCGCCATAGCCAACAGCCAGAATTATCATTTGTTTATAAATAGCTTCTGGATATTTCTGAAGTGCCGATGTGCTCCAGCCAGCTAGAAATGTATCATCAATATGAAGCTCTGTTGTATCATCACCAACATCTTTAATTTCGACCATTATTCTGCTTCCTTATAATAGACATCACAAACCTCAACAGTAAGTCCTCTACGAATATCTTCAGCTACTGCTTCTTCACAATAAGAGAAATATCCCCCCCAACCTGAAGTATGAGCGACTTTCACCTCTCCGCGATGTTCTTCACAATTTCCTTGGCAAATTCCTTGTTGTGCAAGCTTATAACAGAATTCTTTAATTTCACTCTCAGTCATTTTAAACACCCTCTTTATAATAAACATCATTCTCTAAAAACTTCATATAACGCTTCCCCATAGCTGTCTTGTAATTCAATTCCTTGAATTCTTGTGGTTTATGTTTCAGCATCTGCTCGACGTATATTGTAAGCGTCTCTAGCGTATCCTCAGGAAGAAAGTCTGTCAAGTCACTCCTATGCGGAACTGTGACAACAACGCTACAATGCTCGTCACCAAACTTAATCACTCTATCTGTCCAGATTTGCAGAATGCGTATGGAGCCTCCGTCAGGAGGCTTTGTGTCTACGTACACCCTTACAGTGCATTCCATTACCTGAGTGCAGAGGCTATTTCCAAACGGCACTTGAAGGTTCTTTAGGTTGAGGTAGAGTGTCTTGATTGCTTTACTTGGACGGCCGTGTTTTAAGCGTGCAATTTTAATTCTCCTTAACAGCCATAAGCTTCTTCACTTCTTCCAGAAGATACGCGGCAACATTAATCCCACCTTCATCCGGAAAGCAATCATATCCACAATTGCTTGACATACCATCTTTAATAATCCTCTCAATGTATTGAATGTCTTCTGCTGTAAGTGTGCGTTCTTTAACAATGGAAGGGTATTTTGCAATACTGCCGCCATACCCTACGTGTGTTTCTCGTACAATACCTTTTAATGATTTCATCATTTCAGTCCCTTCGCAGCATTGAGGATAGCAACACAGTCATCATAACTGTCTGCTTCAGTTTTGTCAAGACGTTCTTCTACGAACACCGGCAAGAAACAACTGAATGTGTCGCTACCCCGCTTGCTGATAATGTCGTTAGCTTTGATTGCTACAATTTTAGGCAGACCAAATTCCCAGATATGCTTACGTTGTTGATCACTGAAGCCTGTCCCTACGTCTGTCAGTAGCTTACCACAGCTACTCTTGAGCTTCACAGCGCCCATCATACCAGAGGCTTTACCTGTACCTTCAACAATTTCTACAACTTCCAAATCAATCTCAAACTCTACTTTCATCTTAACACAATCTTTACTTGTTCCGTCTTTCCAAATGAAATCAGGAGTCTTGAGTACAGCACCTTCTTTACCTTGCGAGGTAAATTTAGAGTAGATAACGTATGCTTCTTCAAGTGTCTTAACAGCCTTATTCTTCAAAGGTTGTACATGCTCTGGTTGATAGAAATCATACATACAAAACAACTTGCTCAGTCGGTCAAAATAAACCGTTTCACTCTTTCCTGCCTTGAATTCGGCAGGAGTTAGAATATCCCAAGCCTTCATTTCATAGTCGAAGTTTTTATCTACATTACCACCTTTGAGAATACTATTAAGCATACCATTACCTGTTTGTCGATCTAACATAACATAGTCTCCGTGAGTAGACACATCTTCATACACCAGCAATTCACCAATCAATACAACACCATCAGGAACACCTTCAGCGAGCTTTTCAGCAAACTCTTTAGGGTAACGTGAGCCTGCACGAGTAATCGCCTCTGCGGGCTTTCCTGCCTCTTTTACCAAGTACAAGAATGATCCGTCGCATTTTTCTTGAACATACATCAGAGGAAGTTTAGAGAACTTATACTTAGCTTTATCGTCTAGTAGGCTGCACCTCTGATAGGGCACCGTGAAATACAGGTCAGGCCAAGTTTTCAATATCATCATGTCACCAACGGAAGCGCCAATAGACCGATCAATCATAAGTTTGATAAGTTCTTGGCCTTCTGCATTAAAAACTTCCATCTCTCGCTTTAGCCAGTCCTTAGCCTTGTGACCAGTGACTATTCGATCTGACAACATATGAACAATACCTTTAATGTTTACAATTTCAAGGTTGTCTTCATAAACATAACTTGGTACAGGAGCTTTACGCTGGTAGAAGTTAATAGATGGGTCGTACACGGCACGCATGTACTCTTTTAACAGCTCATTATCCTTGTGCTGCATCAGAATAGCTTGCTTTGCAAGGCTTCCTTGAGCATTCTGCAATGCTTTGATAATTTCGTATAAACTCATTCCCAAGCTCCCATTTGAATAAACTTTCCATCTTCATCAAACTCAAACAATGTGTAGAAACTACTATAGCCACCAATCTTATTATAAGAGTTGTACCCTCCACACTTAATAGTATAATATGGTTTCTCTCGCCAACCTACTCCAAATTCTGTTAGAAGGTCACACAACTTTTCTTTGTCTGTCATTCTAGTTCCTTCAACTGCTTCTTTAGCATTTCAATCTTACTGGCCTTACGATTGTCCTCTGATATTACCTTATATTTATTAAGAATCTCATCAACTTTCTCATACAATGCTTTAGCTTTATCAGCCGTATAATACAGACAGTGGTTAACTTCGTCAACATACTTTGGCTCAAATTCTTTAAGCTCATCAAAGTATTGTGCAAAAGTCTCTTTCTGATAATCCTCTCCAAATATATAAGCGCCAGTTGGGTAGGTAACTGCAAGCAGCCAATCATCTTTTGGTTGCTTACCATCTACTGACCAAGAGATGGTGCGACTGTACTTACTACCGTATTTGGCAATATACTTGTCGTTATCTACTTTGAAATAAGTAGTGCCATAGTCATAACAATTAGATAGATTGATTCCAAAACTATCTTGAATTTCTTCACGAATGATTAGTGATTCTAGTTTGTAACTTATGTCAACACTACTGTCAATTACTGCATCTTTAGCACAACTTTTAATTACTTTCAGAATCTTTTTATAAGCATCAATTGTATTCATTCCAATCCCTCCAGTTCTTTCTTAACCTTATCAGCAGCCTCGTACCATGCTTGGCACTGTTCACCCGCCTCTCGTAATTCTTCTTCAAGCATATCACATTCATTTTCTGCAATACGTACTTTTTCATTGCAAATCTCAAGAGCGCGAATCAGAACTTCTTTTTCAGATTTACTCATCAGCATTCTCCATTAAATATTTCTCAATAGCCACATCGAGCATACCATAACAATTCTCGTCAATCAAGTGAATAATTTCTTCATTTCCAAATTTCGCAGAAATAACCTCAAACTCTTCTTCCACTTTCGGCTCAAATTCCGTAGCAGGTTCTTCAGGATTGTACATGAATGTCACAGTACAGGGAATAATTTTAGTATGTGTTGTCAACGCTTACTCCAATCACTCTTCCAATAATGACCTTCATCGGGAACGAAGCACATCGTCACCCGCCATTCATAGCCACTTTCAGTGCGGAGCCCCATGCTAGTGTCCCTATGAGTTTGTACATCCTCATAAGCCTTTACAAGCCACCCTCCAATGACGGCAGCACGCTTATGGTATGGGTCAATTTGTTCCCATGTTAGTATATTATCTTTCATTCTTCATCCTTATATTTACATTCCTATTTCTTAAAAGCACGCTTGAGAACAGCATCGGCAGAAGACCATTCTCCATTTAGCACAACTTTGTAGTAGCTGTTATCGTACTCCAAAGCCAAGATATACTCAAGCATAGCATTAAAATATTCTTGATGCTCCTTTGGTAGAGCATCTACTCGTACTTGTCTGTTACGATTTGTTTGACATACGTCACACTGGCAATTCATTCGTCCTCCGAATATTCAAAACCGTCTTCATATGAATACACAGTGTGGTCACAACTAAAGCATTGCCAGAATTCATAATAACTCCATTCAGGATCACCACCCGGATTGAAGTCTTCTATCTCTCGATAAGCACCATCTGTGCTAGAACAATTAGGACATTTCATTAGATTTCTCCACAATGTCACCCTCAAGCAAATCCTCTGGTTGTGCATCTACCCACTTGCTATGCGCCAAATAATCAGGCATTCCTCGCCAATAGTCTGGTGGAAAATGTTTATAAATTTGTAGAATAAGCACTTGTTTCTTAGCTCCCCATGAACCAACTTGAGCCACCCTAAATCGTGTCTTCATTAATCTTCTCCCTCTTAATCAACAAATCCACTTTACTCTCAAGCCTATCAATAGTATATTGCTTCTCAGCCACCTTCTTCCGCAGCCCTTCAATATACTTCTCAGCAAACACAATAAGCACATCATCCCTTGAAGGACAATCACCGTCAAGGTTTTGTTGTGAGCGTGCAGAAAGAGCTTTCAAGGATTTAAGAAGGGGAAGCTCGTCTGGTTCTAGGTGGTCTGTCATACTAATATAAATCCTCAGAAAATAATAGGTTAGTTGGATGTGTCTTCGTGCGATACTTGTTAATCTGTCCAGATTCTGTAGCCACTTTTAGTGCTTCTTCTCGGTCCATGAATACACCGTGCTGGTCTACAAAGCCTTGCACTTCTCCATGTTGCTTTCGCATATTTGGCACATGGTAATGTTCCATGGATTCTCGCATACGCTCATCGAAGTGACGAGCACCGAGGAAAATGTGCGGACCATATTTGTTAGCAGCACAAACAACTAGTCGAGTGTATCCGTGAATATAGTTGCTCATTTCTTCTCTCCGTCAGGCCAAGGAATAACTTCACAAACTACAATTGTAGCTGCACCGTCTTGGTGCTTTGCCACAGAAACATAAATACCATCGTCAGAGTATTCATAGCTCATGTAATATTTCTCTGGAAGCTCTACAACACAAGAGTCTAGGAGTTCTTTAGAAAACATATTTGTCATTTAGCTTTCCTCTCAACCTTCTTAGCCAGCAGCCATTTATCACCGATCACCTGCACAGCCGTTAGCCATGCTTGTGCATTATGCTCAACAACAGAAGGCTCTGCATATTTATTTGCAAAGAGAATTTTAGCGTGCTCAATTGTTGGTTTCATTATACATATCCAAAATACGGTTATAAGATTCAATCCAATAATTCCTATCAGAAATAGCTCCGTCCAACTCGTAACGAAGTTTTTCAATCTCATCTTGACATTGTGCTAGATCGTTCTCCAACTTACCAACAGCCTCGTACTCTTGATATTCGGCAGCTTGTTGTGCGTAATGTCGTGCTTCAATATCTCGACTAATCCACTCACACTCTTGAGGATTAAAACAATCCCTACCAACAATACCTCCACAACCGTTACAGATTGCCATATTATTTCTCCATTCGTTCAATAAGCTGCAATACAGCTACAATATCACTCACATCATCCTCTGTCAAGCTCTTTCCTGTAATTAGCTCATATACTTCAGCAGCAATGGAATGCTTGCTACGCTTGACAGGAATGTTCTCAGGAGGTACATAGCTTGTTTCAGGGTATTTGTAAATAACTTTGTCACCGGGCATGTAATTAATTGCTGGCGTGAACAGTTCAGCTGGCATTGGAGAACCTTCTGGCTCGTATTCGTCATAAGCATTCTCAAGACCCTTGAAGGATTCTTCTTCCTTGATAGGCTGTTCAACTTTATGCAAACGCCAATGTGTGATATCCCATATCTCTAGACTCTCGACCCATAGCTGATTACCTGCGATCTGTGCTATGCAATCTTCTCCATCAGCAAAACGCACATCAACCAACACATCATCCTCAACAGGACAATACCCTTTGTTTTCTGTCCAATCTTTTCCATACGGATTTTGGTGAGATGCCCACTCTTTAGCGTCTTCAAAACGAGTCTTGTCCCATTTATTTTCTACTCCATCCAATTTAACCCATGAGTTAATTGCAATATCTACAATGTAATGTTTTTGTAACAGCAACAATCCGTAACTAAATGCTGGCTCTACACAAACAACTTCCTGCCCTACGTAGAATTCTTTATTGCTCATTTGGTTTCCTTTGCAAGGTCTTCAAAATACTTTTTCATAACGTCTTCGTCAATAACAATTCCTGTAATATTGCCATCCTTACCAAGTACCTGACGATGATACCCACTCCAATAATATTCTTCCTCAACTACATCATTTACTGTATAACCAATTTCCTGTAGCTTACGAAGCTCCGCAATACTCGCTTCCAAGTCAGCAATGCGTTCATCAATGTTCATTTATTTCTCCACAGTGTAATTAATCAGTTTGCACAATTTCCCATACTCATACATTTGTTCATTACTATAACTCCATACATCTTTGCTTGTATCCTCATCGAAGCAATGCGTGTCAGGTTCTGGAAGCTTTGGTAGATTGTCTATACTCTTCTGCTCAACTTGATCCAACCAACCTTCTCCATCTGTTTCTCGTTCCCTGAAGTAGATTGAATAATTTCCTTTTTCATCTTTAGCAACGTCAATATAATGGCCTTCACAATCAAAATACCATTGAGTGAGTGTGCCATCTTCATTGTGCATAGGGAACAGCTTTGTACGTTCCTTGACAGATTCTTCCACAACACTATTAATATTCAGCATAGCCAATTGAGAAATGTATTCAACAGCATCTTGTGCTTCTTCTCCAAGCCCTTTGAAAATAAGTAGTGTAATCTCTTTAGCGTCTTCTACAGCTTTGATATATTTGTTCATAATTATTCCTTTTAATATGAAATGTCAATTATTACGTAGGTTAGATACGAGATAGTTATAAATCGTAGCTAATTTATTCAATACACTCTTTGTCATGTTTCTCAAAATATTCCATGCTACCGGGAGGCAACGTGTTGCCGACACCACTACAATACAACATGAATAGCTTATGCGTCAAATGATTTCTGTAAGTATTGTCTTTGAAGCACATAACATCATCGTTAGGATAGAGCATAGACATAGCAATTTCAAAACCTTGTTTAAGTATTTGTTCTGTTGTGGTTTCGTGCTTGACTACTTGTTCTGGTGGCGCCGCTGCATATCCAAGCCTTACAAGCCTCTTATATGACGATACGCTCCTCATTCTAACCCGAGCACCATATTCCCAATCATTTTCTGTGTTACTCATTTGATTTCCTCTGGGACACATACAACCTTCACTTTATTAGGGTATTCAGAAACCTCTAACAGCTTAACTGATGCAAATTGACAAGCTTTAGCACTAGCGAAACGCTGCATACTCACTGTGGACCAAGCTGTGCCGCAAGATGACGATCCGCAGGCTGTAACTACAACAATTAGAATATACGCCATCATTTAGCTTCCTCCTTAACAACTTCACATTTAATAGTGCCTCCGCCAGCCATCTTAGCAACCCCCTTTGTAGCACAATCTTTGAGAGTTGCATGGTCTGCTGTAGATGCTCCGAACATGAACGCAAGTGTTATTAGGCACGAACCTACAAAATAAGCCATTATTTGTTTCCTTTATTAATTTTAGGAATCAGCAGTGTGACACAGTTGTATGTATAGCAACGTGTTCCATTATCTGAGTCTACTTTGAACTCACCCAACAAGCGACACAGAAACGGTGTGTACCAGTGGGAGCGCATACCACCTGTACACCTGTACGCCAGTGCCCAGCAACCTGTGAGATACCACATCAGGATAGCCCGCCAAGTTGCTCGGCAAGAATAGCCGCGTCAATAGCCGCCCGCAGGTCGTAATTTTTATGCTCGGAGCAATTCAAAGTCCCCTCAAGCAAAATGTAGCCATGACCGTCACAGCAATACTGGTCTTCCAGCCAAGTAAGTCGATTGGTATCTGTTTCCGCTGGTTGGGTTTGCACGGACTGCCGCACAGGATGCCCCCTCGATATACGCTACTAGGTCGTCGGTGAATGGGTCTTTGCCCTTGGCGGCGTCTATCCACTTCGGCAAGGCTTGCGCCATCAGGGCGTCAGTCAGGCGGGTTGACACTTGTTTCTCAGCTAGTAGTTTTTCCACAGCAACAACATATTCGGCCGAACTTTTTAATGCTACATCCAGTTCAGCTTGAATGTCGCGCTCAGTAACCGCCGCTGGTTTGGTATATTGAGCAAAAATCTCCTTGAACCGCTCTTCAAGGGCTTCCTCAGAAATACTATACCCCGACGCATACGATGCTGCATTCACTAAACTCTTAATCAAATCCATCCTATTGGTCATTCTTCTCTCCCTAACATGCGCTGCACACAACGCACAGCACTCACAGGCAATTCTACGCCATTTCTACACAATGTCAACAATTAATTTCTACAACATTTCCTTGACATTTTGCAGATTTCTGTTATAATAAGAATTCATGTTATTCTGGCATGAATTTACGCTCTGACGAGAGCTTTCTTTGTGCATCCTGTGCAGAGAATATATTATAATATAAGAAAGAGAAATATGGCACAAAATGATTTTACCGCTGAGTCGGCTGTATGGCCTGTAAATGAGCTTGGAGAAATTGTCTTTGCTCAGTCAGGCTTGGGTTCAACGAATATTACAGGGTTTGTGAACTCCCTGCAAATTCCAAGTGATACTCGCACTGGTCGCGTCAAGGCTGTATTTGGGTTGGCGGCAACTGAAACTGCTACCGTTGGAAATGACTTGACTTATTATGTCAAAGAAGGTACGTCTGCCACATTCACATCTAACTCAGCTACAGGAAGTATTACTAAGTATAAATCTGACGGAAGTATTGAATTCACAACTGCTGTATCAAATAGTACCATTGTTACCTATGGAAACTATTCCGGGACTCAGAAATTTGTTATTTCTTGTTCGTCTGGAAGTATTGATGTATCGTTGAAAGCTGCGTCTCTTGGTATGACTAACCTTTTGTCTAGGCCCGGAAACAGTATGGCATTCGTTGGTGACTCTATTGTCGCACGAGCATTTGGTGGGAGTATTGCCAGTGCTGCCCTGTATTCGCAGCCGTTCGGGTGGGTGAAATGGGCGCTGGAGAAATCGGGGCAGGCATTCTCAATGTCGCTAATGGCAGCAGTCCCAAGTACCGGGTCCACAAGCTATACAAGCTCAGTTCATCCAACTACGCAAGAGCAAGTAAATACCGTACTAGCAAGAGCAGACATAACAGATGTATTTTTTGCAACAGGTATTAATGACTTACAAGCGGATTGTCCAGTGGCTATCCTTACGTCAGCTATTGAACCTATGTTAGACGCAATTATTGCATCAGGTAAGGTGTTACATCTAGCTACTATCTTACCTATGAATTCTACGTATGGAAATTATAATGTTTCTCGTCAAGGTGGGGTATTGGCGTACAACAACTGGATTCGCAGTAAAGTTCTAAAGTATGGCAAACGTGCAATTCTATATGATCTTTATTCAGTTGCTGCGGAACCTTCCTCTAAAACTAGTAGTATGAAATCCAACTACTCTTATGATGACTTGCATCCTCGCAATTTAGGGGCGTACTATATTGGTTCATACGTTGCAGCAAAATGGATTGCCCAAGGAATTCCTCCCATTCCACTGCTTTCTTCAGCAGGCGATGCACGAGTTGACGAGGCAGGAACTTCCCTATTTCCACTGTCAGCAAACATTCTGCAAAATGGGATGTTCAATTTAGGAACCCCGAGTGGTGGTATTTCTCAGAATTGGACAAAAGTAGATGGCGGGTCAGCTTCCACAGTAGGCTCTATTGTAGCTGCCCCTAATGGTGCAGGGTCTGCCCAACAATTGGTAACTACTTTCAGCACAGGAGGTGATTATGTGACATTCACATCGACTAATATGGCCGCCCGTTTACCTTCATTATCCTCTAAAATTAGGGCCACTGCACGAGTTACTGTCAGTTCACCTACCAATTTTAAGAATGTGAGGATGTATTTGTCGGGTTTTGGCAATGTAAATCCTAACTTTACATGGGGTCTTCCAGACCCAAATGACGTAGCCTTACAAGAGGGCTTCACAGGGATTATGTTGTGCGAACTAGACCTCGCTGCTTGGGGTGTTACCGCGCTAGGTGGTGGGCTTACATTATCGTTTGTTATCAGCGCAGCAGGTGCAGGAAGTGTGACAGTGCAAATCAGTGAAGTTTCTGTTGTTACTGTGTAAATATTATTAATCATAACACAAAGCCTTCCCTACAGAAATGTTCGGAGGGCTTTTTCATATCCAGAGAAATGGTGCAGGAATTTTGCTTCATTTAATCCTAGAAAAACCATGTCGCTCACTCAGTTGCGCTGAAAAATAATCTACCGCATTTTCAAATTATGGCCTAGGAATTCTCAAAATAGAACAGAATTGAATTTCTCCAGACCATCCCCGAAAATTTCCTCCCCTATAAGGCTAATTTGCCTGTCTGACAAGCCATTCACAAATGAATTGTTCATCAATAGAAAGTACATTAGTAAACTATTCAGAACGAGATAGTACATTAGCAAAGCATAAAAGCGTTCGCCCACGGCTCTTTTAGTCGATCTGCCGTCTGCAACCGATGAACCATTATTGCATACTTTTCGTCCTTGTGCATGGTTTCCTCAAAATAAATTTTAAATTGTATCTTTCCTGTCCATACGCCTCTTTTTCGGCCTGTTCACCAGTAGACGGCACGCTGTTGCGCATTGGCTTGAGACGCAATGTAGCCGCTGCACTATCAGTAAAGCTAGTGTATATACATGAATGACATGCCATTGATATGCGGCAAAGCTGTGCCATGTCTATATGATGAATATATCTTGTGCAAAACGCTTGACAGGCTGAAGCGAACACGGCACAATGGCTGTACCTTTAGCAATAGGCGAAAGGCAAACGAAATCAACACAAAGGAGCTAACATAATGAACCAAATACGCGAACGCCTCTACCACATCGTAGCCATTAACGAAAAGTCGGGAGAACTTACGTATATGACGCAATACCCGGATACTCACGAAAATTGCTGTGTAATGATGGGCAAGATTAGTAAACACCCTGCTCGGCGAATCCAGCTTGTGGAATGGTACGATATGGCGTAATTTCTTCTAACAATTCTCAGAACAACCATTGACAGCCGCCAATGAATGCCTTATGATGTGTTCATTGACGCAAACAACAGAGGAAATGAAATGAACCAGTGGCATAACATTTGCATCACAGACAAAACAGGCGCAGAGTTCTTTTGCTGCAACGCTTCGCCGATGTATACGATGTCCGAAATACGCAACCTCAAACGCCACATTGCAAATGCCGAGCAATTTCCAGATATGTATAAATTTTTAGACGTTGCCAGTGCAGTGATCTTACTTGACGGCGTGCCATACGGTGAACCTTGCGAGATTGACGCCGATGCAATGCTTGCTGAATTAGGGCTGTAATATGAAACACGATAAACAATACTATCGCAATCTTGCCATTGCCAAAGAATATGGATTTAACTGGATTTACTTTGATGATGGCTTACATGCTTTCCAGAAACAAATTACCATCATTCCGGCAATCTTGCGAGATCAGCTAGATGATGGCTGGAAGCCTGTTCCGCAGATAGGTTACAATGTCGTCCGATGCTTTGAATCTGAAATTGACGACGGCAGCTTGCGCTTTATGTTTGAGAAAGGATTTACGCGATGACTAGTAGAAACAAGCGTGAAGGCCGGTATTGTGGCAAAATGTGGCGTGGTTTGAAAGTAAAGCAGCATACGCGGGAAGGTGTAGATTGTTTCTATGAACCTTTGCGATGGAAATTTTGCTACGCTAATGTGAAATAGTAGTAACACCAGCCGCCATTGTGCGGCTTTTCTTTGCCCCTTCCAATATAAACCTTTCTTGCAGGGCCAGTTCTCTCCTAACCAAATAGGCTTTCAATTCCTCGCTGCTATGTGTACATATTAATTCATCTTCCAATAATTTGCAAGCATTCTTTTCCTCTTGTTTAAACGCATTCTAAGCGCCTCCCGCACGTTCCTTGTATGTCTCTATGTCCAGCACGTTTAAAGCGCTCCTAGCGGCTGTTGTAAGGCATACGAGGGCTGTTGCGTAGCCTTGCGTTAGACGTACAGCAAAGAATTCTGCCTCTTGTCTCAAATAATGCTTGCATTGTCTGTATTTGTGCTTTATAGTGTCATTCATGGGCAGCACATAACGTGTTGCCAGCTAATAGGAGCTAGACATGTTTAAAGTGATCACGCAATACAAGGCAACGGGTGAACGTGGCGGCTACACTCTGCAATGGCAAGGCGAGAATAAGCCCGGCTACATTTGTGGTAAGAATAGTACAATGTGCTGGTACAAATTCAAAGCAGACGCTATTGATGCTGCTAGTCGATTGAACGGAAGCAACTAACACGCAAGTTTCTAAATAATTCTGTACATTGTCTGCAAGACGACTTATAATAGCTCTACTAACTCAACACACAAGGGAATGCAAAATGTCCACTACTACCAACCTCGCAGACTTCGGCCATCGTGAAATCAAAATGTTGCGCGATTTGCTTGATACATGGCTGGAACAAGGTTTGCCAACAGATTTTGATGATAGCGGTGTGCAAGCAATGATGAACCGGAATAGCGGTAACGTATTCTTGACTAACGAAGAATATCAGGTTGCAATGCTGAATGGCGATAAGCTGGAATCCTTTTACAATTCCCCTTATGACGGAAAAGAGGGCTTCTTTGATGAGTTGTTGGCAGAGTTTGAGGATATGTGCGAGGACGATCAAGCATGGTTTTGGCAAATTGCAAGTATGCTTGGCCGTGAGGATGAGATGCCAAAGGAAGGCAAATAACATGCCCGAAATTACAACCAGCAGCGGCGCAAATATCCGCATCACATCATCCTCTGCAAACAAAGTGCAGGGAACCCCGAACATTGCCCGCGCCTATCGTGGCAAGACATTGATTGCCAGCGTCATAACAGACAAGGCGCGGCCCTTCGATGTCATCCGGCGAACGTTCCACAATAACCCATACAGGGACGCTTTTGTGGAACAGCTATTAGGTGCTGGTCTGACTAGACAAGATGCAGAAGAAATTTTGAAATTTGAATGAGGGGAAACATCATGTCTAAAGAAATTATTTCGCGTAGCTTGGAAAATGAATTTTGGCGTACTCGTGCAGAAGCAAAAGCCCTGTACAAGCAATGGCAAATTACGCCAGATGACGGGCGATTGATGGAAGCCTATTCAAAGGCTTGGGAAGCCCACCAGAAGGCCAGCGTACTGTTGTTCTTGAATGAATGCGAGAATGACTAAAATAACGCTTGACAGCACATCACAATACAGACGATAATAGACACATACAAACACAAGGAGCTAACATGCAATATGCCATACTAAACCTTCCTGCGATTTATTCGCTGTACATCTCAGAAATGTGCGGAGACTACACAATCTTGATTGACGGTGAGTTCTGCTCTATGCCATTCTTTGAGACAAGCGAAGAAGCCAAACAGGCCGCTTATAAGCATTACGAGGCACACAATGAAAATCAATTATGAACTCGTATTCGCCCTGTTGCTTTGCATTGCGCTGTGGGCGGCTATAGCATATAAGCTGAAATTAATTTAAAGGAAATGTTATGTTCAATTGGCTAAAACGTGATAAGCATATTCATAACTTTGCACTTTGGGAGGTTACACATCGTTTTGTCGGTAAAGGTAGCGGCTGTGTCAAGATTGTACAGCAGCGAATGTGCAAGGATTGCGGATTCACTGAGATTGACACACAAGAAGTATTTTAGAATAGTCTTGACAATCCTCACAATATCTATTATTCTTAACACATGGCAGCAAACGCTGTCTGACAAATTCTTAGGAGAAATAAATGCTCATCTACATGAAATCCCGCGCTGCTATGCGCCAGCTTGCAACAGCCCGTAAGGCTAACGGCTTCCCTGTCAAGTGCATTGATAGCGGTCCTGAATTCAAGCCTAACAATATTCAGCGCAGCCGCTATGCTGTTTCTTTGAAGGGCTGATTATGGACATCTCCAAATACTTTACGCCAGACGGTGATTGCCCTACTCTAGGTGATCCATACCGCGAAGGCTCGGAAACATCGCGCATGATTTTTGATGATAACGGGAATGTTAACTACAGCGTTTATAGCGACTTGCGCACGTTCTGTCAAAATAACCCCGTACTTCCATTTAGCGACGCTGTAAAAATCATCCATGCTGAGGAATTTGCAAGTAACACAAAAGGTAATTATTCTGCAATTTATGCATGGCGTTGAATAAATTTTCTAATAGGGCTTGTCTATATTCAGGCTCTATTGTAGAATAATTTCTAGTCGTCCTGCTTGGTTGTTATTTGTCAAATTTAAATTAGGAATGTTATGAAGAATTACTATCACAACGAAATTATGAACCTTCCAGAAGATTCCTTCAAGAAAGCATTAGTCGGAATCTCCGCAAAGCCCTCTATGGCGTATGCTGAAGGTCACAGAGATGCACGCCATGGGGCGGCTGAACTGGCCATTCAAGCAGATAATAAGATAGAGGCACTTGAGTCCGCTCTAAAAGGTCTTATGCATGCGGTCCTTAGTGGTCATGTTATGTCTGTTGAGGTGATGCTAAAAGAAGCGAAAGAAATCCTTGAAGATATTGAAGGAGAATAAAATGTTTAAACCATGCGGAACTGTAACAGGTCACGGCGAATGCTGCACCGATGGATGGCTTTGCGTTACGTGTCAGAAATTGAAAGATGCTGACGCAACTATAGAACGTCTCCAAAAAGAAAAACAGCATCTCATCTATGAGTTAGAAAATGTGTGCAGTAAGTACACGGAATTTTGGGAACTGGTAGGTAATCCTGCAAAGCCCGTATCTGTCATTGAGGCTGAAGGCTTTATCTGGACGATAGAGGAACAACAATGACACAAGCCGAACATGAGCAAGCCCGAAGGGAATTAGGCTGGCCTATGCATCAACAGAATAGCCGCTAGATGCCTCGTATGCCTTGTTTAAGGGCTATTCTAGCCGCTTTCTGGCCTAGGACATAGAATCATACCAACAATCAATTTAAAGCGCGTACAAGCGTTTCTGACAGGACATATCAATTATGAGGCAAGGCTCTGTATTAATTGTTAGCTCTGGCATGGGAACATATAAATGTTTCTTCCTAGAGTGGATTGATTGTGCTAAGATGAGATGTATTAACAGACTTGGCCGAGAAATTGTCGTAAGCCAATTTGATGTAATTGAAATGTTTATTTAAGGGGGGATAATTATGACATACGAAAACGATTGTCTTGCGCTGGATAAGGAATTGGCGAAATTGTTGGGCTGGAAGCACATCTTTAGCCGCCCGACTCAATTTGCCGAAGGGGTTAGTTATAAGAACTCCTATGTAGAGGGTATTTCTCCGAATTGGCCTTGCGGGCCTGCTATGGAAATCCCACGCTGGACACAAGATAGCAAGGAGTGCTTTGAATTGGCTGTTGAATATGCTATGTCTCCTATGATAGGTTCGGCTGGTGTTGTTGTAGCTAACACTGATGCAATTATTTGGTATAAAGATTTTCCAGACAAGCTATCTGCCGTGCGTTTCTCGGTGTGTCAGGCTGTAGTGAACAAGCTGAAGAATGTATAATAGAAGCCCTTCGGGGCTTTTGTTGTTTCTAGGCTACATGCAAGGATACATAAAATAACGCTTGCAATTGTCTATATTGTGCAGTATTATAGCTACATGGCTGAAGCATGAGCGACGGCAAATATTAGGAGAATTGTTATGAACACATTTGAAGAAATCTACCGTGCAATGCAAGACTTGGAAGACGCTATCGAAGAAGGTAAGATTCTGAGCGTCCGCGAAATGATGATGGCTGAACGGCTTGCAAAGATTGCTGTACGTATTGCTGCACAGATCAAGGAAGACTAATTATGACGCGAGTGAACGTTGTTCCTGTAGAATCTCTACATCGTGCTCACTTAATCGCGGAGTGGCGTGAGATTCCTAGAATCCTCCCTCTAGCTTACAAGGCGTCGCAATCATCAAAGCCTTGGACGCACAAACAGCCATCTGCCTATAAATTGAGCACGTCTCATGTAATTTTCTTTTACGACAAGCTAGGCTATATTGCAGATCGACACGCGCAACTAACCGCAGAAATGATCCGCAGAGGGTACAAACCAAGCTACACTAGCAGCTTGCGGGAAGAATGGCAGGACAAGATACCAGCGGCATACTGGAAAGATTATACGCCTACAGCCGAAGCCATAGAAATCAACCTTGCTCGAATTAATGAGCGTTTGTCTACAATGAAGGAGAAATAATGCTCTGCTGGCATAAATGGAGCGTGTGGAAAGATGTAGAGTTTAGTAATACTAGATGGCTTTGGCAGGAGCGTACTTGCCTTAAATGTGGCAAGAGGCAATTACATAAAGTGGAGGTTGTATAATGAACCTGTATGAATTTACTTACACAAAAACTAAAGTTGGCGTGACGAAAGAGCGAAAATATCAAATTCCAGCCGAGACAGAATTAGATGCGGCTGTACAGCTTGGACAAATGTATCCTGAAGATGCAGACTATGACAGTACAAATATTAAAATTATTTCCGTAAAGAAAGTGGGCTAATTATGAACATTACTATACTACAATTAATGGCTGCAATAGAATATGCAACTACAAAGGTGTCCGTGCTAAAGCCTAGCATTGATTGGGACAATGCAGCAGGATTTTACGAAGACTATATTGACGTAATCAATCCGGCAGAACTGTTAGAATTTCTTAAAGGTATTGTAAAATGAACATTCCAGAAAATATGCGTGAGTTTGACTTAGCATTGGCACAAGCAAAGCACCCTATTTGTACGCGAGCAGGACGGGAAGCTAAGTTTATTGCTTATGTGCCAGAGAATGAGCCGCTCTATCAAGTAGTGGTCGCAATTGATGGACAAGTGTTTCCACTGGATAGTAAAGGACACTACACGGAGAGAGAAAATACCTGTTACGATTTGTTCCTAGCCCCTCTTGGTTATTGCGAAGGCAAGCCAGTGTTCACTAATGACAGACTCTTAGACGATCAAGGACATGAGTTTACTGTTTCTGTATCCAACCCTGACTGGTTACACTTAACTGGGTGCAAATGGCCCAGCAAAGCACCTGTTATTGAGACGAAATTATCTTATGGGGAATTAGAAACACACTATTATAAATTTGCTGTAGATGAGGCTCCAGAGGATAAATTCACTTGGTCATCAACAGCCGCACGCAATCTAGCCAACAAAGCCGTTGAGCACTCTATTGCTGGCGGTGACGTTATTCCTATTATCGCGGTTAAAAATCTTATGAAAGAAATGACTAAATATGATTGGGATGATGCAGACGGATCGGAGGATACTATTGAAAGTTATATTAATGCTTATTTGCAAGGGCTGAACAAATGAAAATAAACATTAACAATTACGCCTATTTCACATTGACAGCACATGGCGCAGAGATTTACAATAACAGGTATAATAGCATTCCTAAGCAATTTCGCATGACATACCACACGAAGGAAGGAGACATTGTTAAAATGCAAATATGGGAAATTATCAAAGTGTTTGGCGAACATACAGGGCTTGGAATGCATTCGTTCTGTGAAGCCTGTGTTTTGGATATTGAGGAGAAATGATATGAAATTGACACATAAAGCTATTGCACGCATGGCAGGCTATAGAGTAGAGTCTACTTACGCTAGTTTTCCAAATAGGCGCCTACCTTATGGATTTTATCACTATTGGACAGAGGGTGATGAAAAAGGTACAGGTCGGTATGAGTGTGAGCAGGACGCTTGGATAACTTGCTGTGTTGAAAATGAGTTGATTGAAGAAGAATAATATGAATTGGCATATATTTACTATTGTACAAATATTGTTTTGGGCAAGGTTTTATGCTGGCTGGTATTGCTCAAGAACTAAAGAATAACTTTGTATAAATTAGGAGAATACGTAATGAGATTTTTCATTGGCGAAGTAGACAGGGATTATAACTCTTACTGCGGGAGTGAAGAAAAAGAATTCAAAACGCTTGAGGATGCAGAAGCGTATTGTATTCAAAATAAATGGAGCGGATACAGCTACTTTGTAGAGGGATGTATTTATGAAGGGGAATATCTTGATAAATATAGGTACAAACAACGTTTAAAAGGTGTACAATGACCGAACAAGAGTTTATCCAATCACGTTACCACCTTGGTACATTATTTAATTCTGGCAAAATCACTGCAAAAGAATATAATAAAAGAATTGCTGAATTGATGTCACAATTAAAGGTGTTGTAATGACAGATAAACAACTAACACTTGTCCTAAGCAATCTCAAAGAAATTGTGCTAAAATGTCCGGGAACGTATGCAGCTTATATTGCACAATTAACTATTGATTGTTTGGAGGAATGATATGCTTACCAAAAGTAAGATTGAGAGTATTGTCAAGAATATTGACAAGCATATGGCTAAAGTAGCGTCTGATCGTGACAAGCTGGATGAGTTTATTGATGAATTAGAGCAATTGAAAGAAGATTGTACAGAAGCATATGATAACTTGACTGATGCTAGAGACGCATTGTCTAGGTTGGTGTAATGACATCCACAGCAATGCCCTTTAACGGCTAATAGCGACGTTTGTAGAGCTTGGCAAGGGTAAGTGTAGGAAGATAGTAAGAGTGGCTCTAAGGGGCTGTAATCAATTTTAAGGATAAATACAAATGAACAAATTTAAATCTACTGTGGTACAATCATCTGATGATAGCGACAACATCTTTTATGTTGGAAATATTGTTGTGTGCAAGTATGATGCAAGTCTTATTTTAATTGTTACAGGCTCATGTTGTGAGTATTTCTGGGGCACTGTTATAAGTCATGCTCTCGAACCCCGTATAGGCTGCAATGAGGATGATTGGGCTAAGGAAGGGTTTAAGCAATTTCATGGGTCTGTTACGTTGGAGCGTTGATATGTACAATAACACTAAAACACAATCAAAGAACGGCCAAGTATTCCAGCATGTAGGAATTCCACGAATGGCTGTCGGCAATGTAAAGCCAGCCGAGAAAGAAGTTATGGTGAAGCAATGCGACATGTACAAGATGACACGTATTGGTAAGGTGCATAAGATTAGCACGTTGTCGGGAGGTGTTGTACAGATGTCCGGTAGTTGTCAATATTGTGTGGATTGGTGGGAGGCTAATGTTGTTACTTTGTCTACGTAATACTACCAATTGACAGGGTACAAATTTGCTGTATAATTGAGTGTGAAGGCGGGCATAACCTAACATGAAATGTCTCAGAACCCGCATGGATACTCACTTTTCGGGTATTTGTGTATGTTTTTCTTGCCTTAATGAGTAGGCCCGCCTGACTGTGGAGGAATACTAAGTTATAGAGGATTAGATGATACGAGTAACAGAAGAAGGAATAACCCTAAGCACACAAGCATACACAAGCAACAGTAAGCGTATGATGTTGAATATAGATATAGATAAGAGAGTACGTAAGACAACAGAAAGATGGAAGACTAAGAATCGTAGTGCCTTGCATGTTGTGATCATGAATATGATTGCTTGTGTTGCTAGGAGACAGAGATTGTATTATCTTAGAGCTAAGACAGCCAAGCTACCGACCATCTATAATAAAAGAGATTTATCTAATCACTCGATCACTAATGCTGTGGAAGAACTAGAGCAACTAGGTTATCTGTTTGATTATCCTGCTAGTAGGCAGTATGGCAGCATTGACACTAAGCAGTCCTCTTATGTTGTACCTACAGAATTATTCATTAATAAGTTCTGTACAAAGAAAGATGACTTGATTACTAATGCCGAGATAAGCCATGTTCTCGCTAATGCCAGTATTGAGTTAAGGGACAAGAAGAAGAACAAGGTTTCGTTTGAATTCAATGACAGCATTCTGGAAGCCGAACGAGTAGTGAGCGCTGTTAACTTGATGAACTTTAAGCATGAGTTCCTAGACTATAATGGCGACTACATGGTCAATATGTACGGTAGGATATTCAATAATGAATCTTTCTTCTTTGGTGGTCGGTGGTTTAAGGCTGCCATTCTAAAGATAAAGAATAAGAAAACTAACAACAGACTACGAACAACAATTGACGGAGAATCAATAGTTGAAATTGATTTTGATTGCTTGCACATAAATATGCTATCTGATATAATGGGAATTACTGCATATCGTGGTGTTGACATTTATTATCATGTGCTAGACAAGCAAAACTATAGCACAAATAATCGGCGGCTTGTAAAGCTAGGCATAAATATCATGCTTAACGCTACATCTGAGTACAAGGCTAAGCAAGCAATTAGCGATCTGATTGACGAGGAACCCAAAGGAACATACTGTTATTCTAGAGGCAATGACGTAGTAAAGGATATATACAAAAAGCTACCAGAGTTCAAAAGTAAATTCTGTAACAAGGAATGCACCGGGCTAATTCTACAGAACAAGGATAGCTGGATCGCGCATTATGTTCTGGACGAGTTTGTAAAGATTCAACAGCCTGTGCTTGTGGTGCATGACAGCTTTATTGTGCAACGTAAGAATTCCGATTTTCTTGTGTCTGCTATGTCTTACGCATACAAGCGCGTCATTGAGGTTGACCGAGTGGTAAGCATGAAAATGAATTGGCTTGAAGATGACGCCCCACAAGTGGTGGATTGTTCTAAATAAAGGATTTATATGAAATATGAAGTTATAGAGCTATTACAAGACCCCGCAGAACTGGACGACTTGGGGCGGGACATGGTTAAAACTAGGTGCCTTGTTGACGGTAAAGAGTGTAAGGCCAATGTCTACATACAGCACCCGACCGACAATAAATTGATTAACGTTGGATATACTGTGGAGCTATAATGACATACGACGAAGAAAACAATATTGTAGTGAATGCCCTGATGAGCGATTATAAGAAAATAGTCTCAGGAGTCTACGAGGAAGACAGCGGATTGATTGAAGCATTCAAAACTATTTTCACATTTTACTTGACGCCAGCCCAACAAACTGATATAAATACGTTTTGCGATAACGAAAGACTAAAATGAAACAGCCAACAGAATGTAAAAACTGTGGTAGCACTCATCTTACATGGCAAACCTCTATTGTCAATCGGTCTGAGGTGCAGCATAATAGGCTTAGTACAAATGACGTTGAATGCTTATTCTTTCTTGGCTGTGATGAATGCTCAGAGACGCTTATGACAGTGAGTGCTGATAATATTGCTCGACAGATGAACAGAGGAATGACATGACCCACCCTACAACATACAGCATAGAATATTATGCCCTACGCTACAAACAAGCATTGGAAGCTGTTGGGGAGGCGTTGCTGTGAACACAATAAAATTTGAACAGCGTCTTACCGAGCTACTAAAAGAGTTCGGATGTGAGATGACAACAAATGTATTATTTACAATAACACAGCCAGCACGCATAGAGAATGACCTAGCTTTAAACTATGCTCGGGTGGCGCAACCCGTGAGGGTTAGTTTTAGTGCGGATGCTGTTATTCGTACAGAATGGCAATGGGAGAAATAATGTTCAAAGTGCAAGAATGTTCGGACAAGGCTAATAACGTCTGGAAGGATGCTTCCATTCACACAAATAAGAAACAATGGGCTTGTTGCACATTTGACACAATGCGAGAAGCCGAAGTGTATGCCTATTTGTGGTGCCATAATGTAACAATTGACAGGGCTAGGCAAGTAGCACCACAGATGACGGTTGATGTACCTCTTTCCTTCCGGTCTAGTGCTACATATGGTGAGGATGTTGTTATGCGGATTGTTGAAATCAAGGCTTGACAGCCCCAACACAATGCCCTAATATAGACACATACAAACAACGCACGGAAGGAATGATATGGAACAATTTAAGTCTCTGAAGTTTAAAATTAGCTCGCCAGAACAGAGTGAGCGTCTTCAGGAGGTGTTGCGGGAGATGTGTTATCAATGGAGTGCTGGCAATAATGTACAATACACTGAAAAGCCGTTTTTATACGCTAACGACGATGGTTATATTTGCCACGGTAAGAGTTTAGAGTTCTTTGAACAAGAAGCTAGTAAAGAGAAAGACACAGAAGCCTTCATTCTCAAGCATAGCCAGCCTTCTTATGCTAAGAATAAATGGCACAGTGTTGTTGATGCTTTGCCAGATTCCCATCTAACAGACTATCTAGTTGTTTGTGAGAATGATCCAGCTATTATGATGGCCTACTTTGCAGACGGTAAGTGGTGGTCTTCGCGGGATTATACGTGTTTCAATAATGATGTTACACACTGGCGAGAACTTCCTAAAGGGCCGACAGAATGAAGCACGTTGACGAATACGAATGGCACACATGGAAGGCTTGGTTTCCTGTGTGCATTAATGACGTATTGGTATGGAACAAAATAGTAGAGCGAAAACAAAATCATTCCGGCGACATTCCGCAAGATTGTATGTATAACAGCATTTGTAAATGGCAATACAGGCTGACACAATAATGCGCTTGGAATTACAGAACAATTCCATTTGCAAAATTCATAGGAACATGCCCGAAAATTTACGTTCCTATAGGGCTGAAAAGCGCCTAAATAGAATTAGGATAATCCATGTCAATGTTTCAGTTTTTGAGCTACTTTGGCGCTCAAGCAAGGGAAACTGTCCTTGTAAGTACCATTGTGGATCGGGCTGTGCGTCTCGTAAGCACAGGGCAGCATTATTCATAGGAATAATAACGGGGCGTCAAGCCAGGCGACCGAAGGTAGACCATACAGTGTGAGGGCCTGTTGCTCATAATGTCTAATAGGGATTTTCTATTGTGGTGATAGGAAATTACAATGATAAATTACTTGCATAATTTTATAGAGCGTGTAGAATAGAACTTATAGGAGATGCGGAAGCATCAAACGATTGAAACACAAACACACAAGGAGCTAAGAACATGAACCAAGCCTTCAAAAACGCTGTAGCCGCCATCTTAGAAGCAGAGCGCACTATGGGCTTTCTTGTGGAATTAGAGTATGCTACGTTGGTAGCCTGCTTTAACAAAGGTATTACGGTAGAAGAAACGGCAGATGCAATAATCTATAAAATGGCAACATACTAACAAGGGAAATTATGAAAGTATTAAGTTTGTTCGACGGAATGTCATGTGGGCGCATTGCATTGGATAACATCGGTATCACGCCGAAAGCGTATTATGCTAGTGAGGTGGACAAGAATGCCATTAAGGTATCTAAACACAACTGGGAAGACATTATCCATATCGGCGATGTGACTAAAGTTAGCTATGCTGAAGGAATCCTTCATGCAGAGAACGGCTCATATACTGTGGGCCGAATAGACCTATTGTGCGGCGGCAGTCCATGTCAAGATTTCTCTAGTCTTCGGGCAATGGGGCAAAACGGCGAAGAATCCAAAGGACTCCTAGGCCACAAGTCGCAATTGTTCTATGAATTCTTACGTATCAAGAAAGAAATTGAAGCAGAAAATCCCAGTCTTTTATGGCTGCTTGAGAATGTCAAAATGAAGAAGGAAAGCAAGCAACAGCTAGACGATTACCTTGGTGTTGAAGGGGAGTTAATCAATTCCTCACTAGTATCATATCAACGCCGAGCACGGTACTATTGGACGAATATCAAATATGAACCAATCCTAGACCAGAACATTAGCTTTCAGGACTATAAGGAACTGGGCGATTTGTCAGAGTACAAACTTAACAAAACAGTAAGCCGTATCCGTATGTGGTCGGAAGGACAAGGTAGAAATTCTGTAGCATCTTGCCCTAATGTGACGTATGACGATAAAATCTATTGCGTCTCTACAAAGCAAGACCGTTGCCCGAATAGCGGGCTAGTCGAGTATGAAGACTTCTGCCGGTACTTGACACGCACCGAACTGGAGCAAGCGCAAACAGTTCCTGTTGGATACACCAACTGCCTAACATATAATCAGGCAAGCGCTGTTCTAGGCAACGGATGGACTGTAGCTGTCATTGAACATATCTTCAAAGGTATTCCACAATAAACGCTTGCGTTTCCTTAGAAGACTCTGTAGTATCTCTACATGGTCAGAACAAAGCCCTCCAGCTGGTAAACAAATTCTCTAAGGAAACCATCATGTTCAAGCAAATCGCAGAATTCTACGGCCTCTATCTTGAGAAAGACTTCGGCGCAGAAGGTAATGCGAAGTGGGTACTAGGAGACTATCAGGGTAACTCTGTCATGCTCGATGTGCATGCTGTCAGCAGCAAAGAGTTTCGGGCAATGTGCGAGAAGATGAACCCATTCGCATAATAGGGGAATGACAATGTTTGATTACCTTAACGCCCGTAACGAGATTGACGCCCTATACAGCAAGGGCATGATTGGTGATATTGATTACATGAACGCTATTGATATGCTTCTGGCTTATGCTAGAGGTGAGATGTAAATAATCCTTGCAAAGCCTGAATAGCTTTGCTATACTAGACTCATTGGATGGCCTGACAAGCAGGCTTAACGGAATAGGGGAATGATATGAAAAACGCACAAGATACGAAACAAGACACGGTTCTTGATCTGTTATTTGAAGCACCCGACAACCTTGTAGCAATTCTTCAAGCGGCTCATAAGGCTGTATGTATGGGTCGGTGGAGGGAGGCAGGCCAGCATCTTGATTGGTGCGCTGAAGCAGGTTATAGCTTATTCCATGATCGCTGCGCAGCACTGGCAGATCAGTTTTACAAGGAGTGATGACAATCAATATCAATCAACACAATAGAGCTAGCTAACGCTGGCTTTTGTCATTGGAGAACGCTATTTAAACGTGTTATACAGGGCCACAGCAGCGTTGTAAGGGCAGGTTGATAGGAGCGTAGCGGGAGTATGTAGTGGGCGCTTGTGGCCTGTTCTGACAAGGCTGTCTACTAGCGATGTGTACAGCAATCGAATAAGTACACTCTCACTATACGTTTTGTATAGTAGCAATAACAGTGTTATGCCAAGGATGCTTTACAGTGACTAATGTGTGTAAGTGGTCACTAACATGAGAGCGTAGTGTTTATGCGGGATTGTTGTAGTCATATGGCTGTCGTTTAATATGCTTTCGTGCCTTATGGCCTCATCGGACAAATTGTGACGTGCATCACAAGCTATTGCACAACAGCAATACAGGGAATATGATAGCACTCTGACAACACATTCCTAAGCAACATCCGTGCCAGATAGTGTATAGTTGCATAATAGCAACATGAATAAGCGCCACTCCTAATCTCCCTCGCAACACCCTCCTATCCTTGCATAACAGTCGCGTAAGCAGCCATCACAGGGCTGTTGATAGCTCCCTAGCCAAACACACTCTGCGCCTGTTGTAGAGCCTCTGCTAAGGCACCTCATCTCACACTGGCATGGCGCTTATTCATGTTGCTATTATGCAACTATACACTATCTGGCACGGATGTTGCTTAGGAATGTGTTGTCAGAAGAATTCATTGATACAGATATTTCTGGACGAAGTGAACGAGATAAGGCATTCAAATGTTCGGATAAAAATAAATTCAAAGTGGTTGTAGCGTCTGTATGTCGACTTGCAGATGTTC